TTGGGACGTCAATCTCTGGGGCATCGTTTTTCTCTTCCATTGGGACGTCAATCTCTGGGGCATCGTTTTTCTCTTCCATCGGGACGTCTTCACCAGCTGCATAATAGATTCCCCCAAACTTGATCATGTGATCAAATACCATTACTTGACGTCAAGTACAAATGTGCTATCGATGCCCTCATATGACGGAAGCACAATCTGTGATACGCTGGTTGTTGTCTTAATAGGCGGCCCCTGCTCGGTTTTGGTCGCAATTGCAATGCGGTTGTCAAGCATGGCAACATCCACATTTTTATTTGACATCAATGTACGCTCTTCTGGTGTCACACCATAATATGTTGATCCCAGTGTTCCTGCGCCGATTATGGTTACTTTGTTGTCCGGGTAGAACTTTTGAGTCTCTCCCTTGTAGTCAATGTACATCTTGTCATAAATGATAGGCGTCAGACCTGTCTTTCGTGTAAAGATCTCCTTAACGGTTGCTTCATCGGTAAAATCAACCGTCTTGCCAGAAGAAGTGATTAAAGCGTTCTTGATCTGCTCGTTTTCAACGAGATAGTCAAAGGTAGTGCTGTTCATTAGCGCATAGCGTGGAAGTACTCCGATTGACCGTAAATATTTAGTACCCTGCTGAACGTCTTTTAACGGCTTCGCTGTGTCAGGGTGATCCCAAGTATCAGTGCCTTCAATTTTTAAATAGTGCTTTTGCTTGTACGTTTCATCGCTATCGTAATCGTAGCCATGAACCATATTGTCGCTCTCTGATTCCCCGGTTCCTATTGCAATAGATGGCTTTCCATCCTTTGGCGCAAGTAGTGCCATTCGCATTACTTCGGCAGCGATTTCTGCACCGTCAATAAGCCTTGCAGCATCATTGTAAATTGATGATATAATGTCTCCAATGAATGGGCTATTAGCGTCTTCTATCTCCATGAGTCTCATTAAATCTTCCTCTCGTACAGTCATGCTCTCACGGAAAAAGATCATCTCTGTAGACTCCTGCTTAAATCCCTCACGGACTCTGATCATCGGAATTGCGTCAAAATTACTTGGCTTTAAGATGGCGTTTAAGCCTTTGTGTGTCTTAATCCATTTTAATGACAAACCCAGCTTCTTTCTATTTGGGAAAAAGGCCTTTCCGACAAAGCCCATGGCATTACTTGGATCTTGTGTACGTCTTGCGGCAACTGCCTGTGAATCATAAATATCTGTAATTAAAACTGCCATTGTTCCTCCTTTTTACTCAACCACGATCATAGGCAGGATCTTAGTTAAGTCTGCATCATAAGTGATTCCTGCATTCTGTTCTGCTCTTGACTTGTTAATGTATGCCTTTTTAAGGATCGTTCCTTGTGGTCGATGCTCATACACATCAAAAAGTAAGATTCCAGCTCCGCCTGTCCATGGTGTTGCTGCAACTACTGTTCCTGTTCCACTAATTACACTTCCTGCCTTTACAACCTTCTCTCCGGTATCACTATCAGTAGTGCTGACATCTGTAAAATCAATAGTCATTGGCACTCCTTCGAACACCTCTCTGTTTAAGATCTCTGCACCGGATGGACGTATCTCGGTTGTTGCATATCTCATGTCTCCTCTTGCCATTTCTTACTTCCTTTCTTTACATGTATTGTTTCAGCACAGACTCGTCGACTTCTGTCGAATATGTCGGTAGTGACTTCATGAGTTCAACAGCCTTACTCTCGTGACTATCTCCGTGCCCTGCGTTAACTTCGCCACGCTCTGCCAGAAATTCCTGCATCATCTTTGATTTGAGCGTTTTCATGTGCTGTCTCAAGATTTCGTTCTCTTTGTCGCTGTCTCCATCAGCTCTTGCTTCTGCGTACTGCTGTGCTACTTCTTTGGACATTTCTAAAGTGTCCATGTACGTATTGGTAGATTTCATAATTGTCAGCTCACGCTGCATTGCCTTGAACTGCTTGTCTCTCTCGGCTTCCGCTTCTTTCTTTGCTTCCGCTTCCTTCTCTTGAGCTGTCATCTTTTCTCTGAGCTGCTTTGTTTTGGCTGCGTTCTCAGATGCAAGTGCATCAGCTTTGTTTGTGAGTTTCGCAATTTGTGCGTTTGCCTGTGCAAGCTGCACTCTTAATACATCAGCATCAGTTTCCGGTTCGTGATCATCACCCGATCCCTTTGGCTCTTCATGAGTTTCAACCTCCGGTGTCGGCTCTGCAAAAAGCTGCAGGTTTAATTTTCTCTTTGCGGCATTGCGTTCAAATGTTCTAAAAATCGGCTGAGTCTTCATAGATTCATTCCTTTCTGCGTTTGTGCGGTTCTCTCCGCTTTGATTTGTGCGATTATTAAGCTCTTCTCTGAGCTGTTTTGCTCCTTAAAGTCCGTCTCCGACTTGTTTGCCCTAATTTTGTGCAAACAAAAAGCCCTTCAAACCTTCGTTTAAAGAGCCTATTCTTTGCATAAATTAAGAGTACGTCACCCAGCAGCGACAATTGATCACTTCCTCTGGGTTAGTAAAAGCAACTGCCATATCATGTGGATACCGCATAAGTGCTTTCCCAACTAAAAAGTAGTTGTTTATCGGTATAGTCGTTTGGTCTTCCTTGTGGTGTGTTTCGCGTTCTTTTCCGTCTATAATTGTGTTCCATGTTTTGTATGTTTTACTTCTGGTCGCCTCTTTGAAGTCTTTATGGTTTAAAAAATCAAGGGCTGTGTTTTCGCTTACCAGACGTATTCGGTCTTCTGAGACATAATATTTTTCGTTCACATGATCCGCCGTTACCTGTGCTGTGGATAAACAAAAATCTGATATATAAGCCTTTGTCTCGCTGTCAAGGTCAATATATCGTGCAATCCATTTCAGCAATTTTGTTTCAAATTGTTCTGCCGCTTTCTTAGCATCAACTCTACCTGTCTCTTTCATAATCAGGATGAGTAAAATTAAAAAACGCATATCGTCTTCAATTTTATTTGAAAATTCAATGCGTTCTTGTTTTTGCTTTTTTGTGATTCCCATTTCACCAAAAAATCTATTGTATGGCATGGACCGTATCTTTTCGATTTCGTCAAATCCAAATATCTGTGCCATATCATCACCTTATACTTTCCCAGTTATAGGGCTTGTTTCCAACTGATCTATTTGTCTATCAGTTGGTTCACTGTCTTCCGTTGCTGTGGTTCCGCTTGATGCAGCAGCCCTTTGTACTGCTTCTATCATTTCCTTGCTGTCGTTCCATGTAGCCTCGGTGTCTTCAAAACCGTCAATAAATTTAAGTGCATGTCTGCCATGTACACCAGTCTTAATAAGGGTTGATAAAGCGTTTGCTTTAACGGACATGTCATAGTTCTTTCTTCTTGAAAAGTGGAAATTGATGTCTCCGACATGTACCCTTTTGATTGGGTCATCGTCTTTAAGTACATTTGGTGGAGTTAATTGGAGTACTTTTATGATAAGTTTAAGCTCCTCTCTCTGTGCCTTACTCACAATCTGCTCCTCACGCACAGCGTCAATCTCAGCTGCACTCCATCCACTAGACATATCCATTGCCGTTCCCGTGGAACCACCGCCTTCTGAATCTTGTTGTGTAGGTACTTTGCATTTTTGTAAAATTCTTCGCCAGCGTGTATCTATCGCTGTTAATGTTGCGTTTGTATCAAATGCATTAGATAGTGCCTTGATTTGCGGTGTCTTTCCATCTGGTGTTGTGCTAGTAAGCAGCCATTGCCCCGACTTCACTTTTATAGGCTTCTTAGTTTTGGGGTCAACTGGAAAATCAATATCATTGCCCCACCATATCTCCTGAGTTTGTTGTGCCGTAAGGTTTGCAAAATCAGAGACTAGCGTGTTAAGTTCGATACAATCTGATATTTGCCTCTCGAAGCAGCCTGTTCTGTCAACAGATCTCTCGTATTCAACTATCGCTATTTTTTTGAGCGGATTTAATGATTTTTTAACAATTTCACCTTTTGAGACTTCAAAGCGCATTTTGGGAGTAAAACACGTGAAATATTGTTCACCATTGTCCGTTCTGTATGTTACTCCCATTAGCTTCTTTTGTTTGGCATCATTGCTATATACGCAAAAAGCATATCTTGGGTCTAGCGTATATATATCCACAAGGGCTTCGTCATCTTCTTCAAATTCAGTTTTGATGTCAACAAGTCGATATCCTACACCTACTTTTTCAACAAAATTGCCAAGCTCCTGATTCTTGTAACCAATGTCGCAAGCATTTGTAAGCATTTCGTTAAGTGCAGATATTCCTTCGTCGTCTGAGTCTGCTGGTGTTTTGTGTGCGTCTTTGTCAGATCGCTGTATTAGCATTGCTGGCGTTCCCCAGAAATATGCCATTTTAAAATCAGTGATGTAGTTTGCGGCATTATCAGTTACTTTAATATTGATCTCAGGGCGAACAATTTTGGGTCTGTCCAGTGGTTGATCGCCGGCTTCAAAGTCTATAAGATATTGCATCTCTAACCGATTAAATTTATGCTTCTCATATGCTTTTGACAATTCTTTGATTATGTTGTCGGCAGTGATTTCTTTTGCGTCCGTATATATCTTTTGACGCCCCTTTAGCATCCACATTCTGTTCGCCCTCCTTTCTTAATAGAATCTTTTGCCGCTGCTACTTTTGGCTTGTATCTTTTTTATAGGCTTAACTGACTGCACAATACCGTCTTTTGTAAGAATGCAAGTCATTTCCTTGCATTTCCTGCATTGCACTTCAAAAGCGTTTGTCGCTTTCTTGTCATAGTGGAAAATAATTCTTCCACAATTGGGGCATGTAATTATCTGACTGCTCATAGTGTTTCAGCCGACAGCAGCATCGAGTCTTGCAATTTGTACACTTCGTCCTGGAAAGACTCGTAATCAGAATTGCACTCCTTCCTGTTCTGCTTGTATAACTCATGGTCGTTTATCCAGTTGCTAAACTGGACTTCTTTGGGGTTGTTTGAATTGATTGATGCCTGAAATGCAAAAATCACTTGATCATTTACTGTGCTGTCTCCTGACAGCGATATACTCTTGCTTCTAATCGTTAACATGGCTGTCTCCTTTTTGGGTAATAAAAAAGCGCCATACATATGTAAGGCGCAATTAACTTTATTTCATACTTTTCTATTGTTGAGAGTATCATAGTAATAGCATGTATTCAAGATGATATCTTGTGTCATTTAGTGATATTAAATGATAGGTTTTAGTGTTATAGGTAACCATGAAATTCCAATTAAAATGTCATAGTTAATATTGAATTGTTTTTTATCTGCCTACCAATGCTTTCCTTGATTGATAGCTTGATTACGCTCTTGATTACGCTCTTGATTACTCCCTTGATTACGGGAGCTTTGAAAGCCGCGTAAATACTAGCTTTTTGATATGCATAGGTAACCAAGAAATTCCACATGAGTAACCAAGAAATTCCACATGAGTAACCAAGAAATTCCGCATGAGTAACCAAGAAATTCCGCATGAGTAACCAAGAAATTCCGCATGAGTAACCAAGAAATTCCATAAAATGCAAAAAGGTAACAATTTTATATTTACAATGGTAACTTATGGTGCTATAATAAACATAAAAGTAGAGAAAGAGAGGTTTTACACATGGCTAGAAAAAAGATTGGGCCAATAACCAGTTTAGGAAATGGAGACAAACTTACTGTTCAAAAAAGTTTACCGCTGTTTTCCTTGTGGCGTTCTGAGCTATCGCTTGCAGAATTTAAAATACTCGATACATACCTATCGCGCATAGATAGTCACAAGCCAGACAGGAGAACAGTTGTTTTTGAGAAAGGCGAACTTGAAAAAATTTTAGGAGTAAAAAAAATCAACAATCAAGACCTCAAGGCAAGATTAAAGCATCTTATGGGAAATGTAATAGAAGTGCAAGATGATAGTGAAAAACAAGGTTTTAGATTGGTGACGTTATTTGAAGAAGCAACGGCAGAACAAGATGATTACGGTCTGTGGCAAGTAAAGCTAGAGTGTTCTCAAAAAGCAATGAAGTATTTTTTTAATATTGAAAACCTCGGATATCTTCGGTATAAGCTGCGTTGTATAACGTCTCTTACAAGTCGTTACACGTATATCATGTTTACGTACCTTGAACAAAATCGCTTTCGGAAACGTTGGGACGTGTCGCTTGATGAGCTGAAACAAATACTTGATTGTGATAAAGAGGAACTGTATAAAGAATACAAGTTTTTCAATCAAAAGATATTGAAACGTGTTCAGAAAGAAATGGATGAAAAAACTGAATGTCGGTACACATATGAACCCATTAAGAAAGGGCGAACGGTAGTTGGTATAAGATTTGAAGTCGAAACATTACCTATATTGGAAGTGCAAGTTCCAGAAGCGCCAGTGCCGAAGGAAGATACACTAGATCGTCCGCTCTGGGAAAGTGCATTGGATGAATGGAAACTATCACAGGCACAGCTAGAAGAGATACAGACGCTACTCGTAACAGTACCAGTTCATAAGCTGCCAAGTTGCCAAAAGGAAGATCTGGAAAAGGCTTACTACCAGTATATAGCACAGAAAGCTGCTGAAATTAAGCGCAGGAATGAACAAAAGCCGATTCGTAGCCGATTTTTGTATTTGCGAAAGCTTATACAAGGAGATGTATCATCGAAAGCAAAACAATCATCACAGGCAGTTGCTAGAGGCACTCAAGTATTCCAGAACTTTACAGAGCGTCAGGATAACAACTATACAGACAAAATTATGGATAAGTTAAAAAGCGATTTAAAGGAATTTCAGGAAAATCAAAGTTGCTGAAACATCAATAGCAGGGGGAAATTTGCTCCCCCTGCTATTTTTTATTGGTTCAGATATTCACTCCCAAACTTTTTCTCAAATTCGTTTAATGCTTCTTTGTGTAGTTTGAAAACATGTCGTTGTGTAAAATGTAACTCATCTACTATTTCGCACCATTGTTGCTGTGCAGCGTAACGTTTAAACAGTATATTATAATGCTTGAACTCAAGCTGCTCCATTTGAGCAATGATTTTAGTTTTTAGGTCCACAAAAGAATCAATCATTGAATCAATTTCGCGTTCCATATCTACCAACTTACAAATCGTAGATGCAGTCTTGTCTGTGGCATGTCCAGTTTGCACATTGACATCTTTTACACAACTCGGAACTGAACAAAGCATATTCTTTAACTGTGTTTTTTCATAGATCTTGTTTGATATTTTAAGATCAAGTACGCTAATTTGCGAAAGATAGTGTTTTGTATCCATACATGTCTCCAATCTTAATAGATGCTGTTAATGATTCTTGCTGGTTTTGGTTCTCTGCGTTGTATGCGCAATGCAAAGTTTGCAAATGTATCTGGTACATCATCAAGTTGCTTTTTTCCGCTGGTGGAATACTGAGCCAAAAGAGACATCATTACACCATATGGTTCTTTTGGTGTATAAAGTTTTTTGTCTTTAAAGACAACGTGCTGCAGTATCCAGTTTGAGCACTGATATATTCTTGCTTCCTTGTTTGTTTCAGTCGCTCGAAAGGATATGTTGCAAATCCAGCCTTTTTTAAGAACACGTTTATTGACTTCCAGAGAAACACGGTCTCCGCCATTATTGCTTTCAAACTCGCAATCTTCAACCTTGTTGTCAACAAGGAGATTTGCGGAATTTTCATACTGGGCTTCATAATCAGGAGAACTGCTGCACACGCAGTCTACGCAGTAATACAAATCTTTTCCTTCGTACTTTATAAGTACTGGAAGAACGAAGAAATCAGTACCTGTTGATTTTGTATCGGCTTGAGCAGTGATACGTTCAATTTTTGAGGTCGGAAGTTCCTTGTATCGCATGATTTTTTCTTCTGGAAACAGCAATCCTTCTCTTTCGACTGGCTGTTGCTTGTAAAGGCAGTTGTATGACACATCATCCATCAACAGCGCTTGATTTGCAAAGAACTCCTTTGTAAAGCCACCTATTGCATAGTCAAAGTTGCTGTCGCCTGTCTCCGGGTCTGTGGCAGGAATAGAAATAACCCTTACGCGGTTGTTTCCATCGTATATATCTATCAGCCTTCCAATAACATCTTGAGTTGACCAACGTGTTGCTTGCATGATCTCTTTGCAGGGATTATTATTGCTATCAACTGTTTTTCGCTGCAATGCATCTACAGTATAAGCTCCCCACATCTTGTCGAGGTAGTTTTTGTTCAAGGCTTCTTCTAGGCTACCTATCATATCATCGGTAAGTAAAAATTTGCTTGCACGAACTTTTCCGGCACTCTTTGCGCCTACAGATGTTGTTTGCAAAGATGGAAATGGCTTATATTTTCCGACATTGAACTGTTGCATCAATGCATTTGTTGATGTAATTTTTAGATCTGGGAAGATATCATGCCAAGCGTACTCAAGTGAATCATCAACCATTTGATAGACACCATCGTAATACATTCGCGTAATATCGCTTGAGTGCGAATAAAACAAACTGTAATCGTCTGGAAACCAACCAATTACGGCTGAATGGAAGAACTTGAGTAGGGTCGTCTTGCCTGTTCCGGGCGGCATGGATATACACAGAATGTCGTACTTATCATCAAGCATACCTTGATAAGATTCTATAAGTTGGAACTTCTCAAACTGTTTAATTTTGGGCTTGTAGAACATCTTTCGAGGTTCGCGCTTGTGCTCCAAAAACAGTAAGTAGTCATTGAATATTCTTGCTCGTGCACCATTCAGATAAGTCTGCCAATACAGTTTGTCCCACTCGTCACCCTCTACTTTTCTATTACGATTGCAGTACCACCTGACATAGCTATTTACATGGTCGCCATACCCTCTGTACGCATCAAGATTCTTAAAGTCACGATTCGGTATAAACTCATTAGCGTCAAGCAGAATCAGTCTTGCTCCGCCACATAAGGTGCTGAGCTGGCTGTATGTAGGCTGCATGACGATCTGGCGCTGTATATTCTCCACACGTTCTTTATGCTGCCTTAACTCTAACAAAAAAGAGGCTCCTCCTTTCTTAACATTTAAAGAAGAGCCTCCATTTTGGCTGTTACATAATCACCATTTTGATTATGCCGTTTTAAATTTATTTTCTCACTATGTCTTCTCGATTTACCCAACCATAGACGTTATCGCCTATGATGTGATACTGATGCTTGCCACTCTCACAAATACTTGTTACAGTTGCAACTTCTGGAATTGCAGTGATTGGCTTGTCGGCCCATGCTGACATATACTGTTTATTGCCCGTAAATTGGACCTTATCGCCTAAGTTTATAACTTGTGCGTTGGTATTTGGAGAATAGCTGTAATAGCCACTTCCTGCCTTTGTAAAGGCATATCCGCAAGCCTCTCCAGGCCATACAATCTTATACCAACCAGAAGCGGTGATCTCAAGGACCTCTACGGCTACAGAGGTCTTGATTGTATCAAGCTTCTTTGCAGATGTATCTGCTCCTGTACGGATGTTCATAGGTGTGAGCGCAACTGCTGTTCCAATACCCTTGCCGCAAAGGCTTGTATTACCTTCTGTGCTGTTCTGAGGTGGTTGGCTGCCAGATTGTCCAGCCTTTGCGCCATTGTCAAGCACAACTACTGTGTGACCTTGTGTGCAGGTGCAGAGAATATCTCCTCTTAATAGGTAATCTGAGGACTTGGTATGCTTTGCATCTGACAAGATATCAAACAGTTTTGTTTTATTCAAAATTTTAACTTCTATTAGAGTTGAAAACCACTCAATCTCCCTCTGTGCTGCAAACGCAACGCACGTGCGAACAAGGCTGCTGCAATCCGTATTTGCAGTAACATTTACCTTTGAGCAATCCCATCCATACTGTTTTGATTTGTCATATAGCTCCCATGATCCGTCCTGATTGTAGCCAATCAAATTGTTGGCACACGCTGCTTCCATGCAGATTGCGATACGCTCACGGATATTTGCGTCCTTCGCGCGGATTATAACCCAACCCTTATCGTGCAGATACCATGGCTCAATTGCCACTTCCTGCCCTGTCTGGTCTCCAGGCTGTCCACCTATCACTTTTCCATTCTCATCAATTCTTGCTGATCCTACTCTAACCATTTAATTTCCTCCGTGCTGATTCCATATTCTTTCATATTCATCTACCCATTGTTGAGCAGAGTAACGGCGATGTTTCTTTATTTCTTCTCGGACATCGCTCCACATCACAAAATAAGTATTTATTATAGACTTTCGAACATAACAACTGTATACTTGGCTAAGATGATATATATGTTGGTTACCAACAAATGTCTCAGTATTATCAAAGCGGCTTCTTTCATCAGTCAAGCTTCTGTCGTACATTTCTGTAAGCCCCATATATAAACATGCTAGTTTGTAATAGTCCGACTTCTCTGATTCTATTCCTGGTGGAAAATATCGAAATTGAATTTTTTCAGCAGGTAACTTTTGTATACCATCGGCTAAGTTGCTTTGTGGAGTGCAATATTTTAGATTCTTCATTTTCCTCCCATCATTTTTATTCAATATACCAATCTTCTGCTAAAAGATCTTCCACGCTTGGAAGATACATTGCAAGTGAACCGTCAATATAACGCATCTGAAGATATGGATCGCAGTTAAGAAGCCCTTCTCCGTTATCAACTTCTAAATAGGCATCCACTGTGCCTATATCACAAGGATGGCCAGCTGGTAAACCTTTGCGATATAAAACAAAACGTCCGCTTCCATACCAACGCATTCGGGCGACTTTATAACCTTGCTTTAGTAAATCTAGCGCTTTGCTAAATGTGAATAATTGTTTTCCGTTAGCTGTTTGCGATTCACTAGAATTATTTGCAATTTCCCAGTCTTCTGCAAACATTCCCATAAAAATATAAGTCATATTAGCAGTGTCAGGAATATTGAAAAGTTCTTCAAGCTTTCCTGAATCGTGTTTCCCCATTAAGATTTTCTTTGATTTATCGTAGTACCAGACATCATTCCATTTCTTTCTTTTCATTGGAATGCCTTTTTTCATATTGGAAAATGCAGCTCTGAAATCCATAGTACTTAATCCCCCTCGTAGATGATATCTAGCCCATACTCAACTGCCGCATCATGTTCGATGCAACATCCTCTTGCATTTTCCCATCCTTTGCAGAAATAAGCAGCATGACATAAACTCATATTTGTTAATGATGTTGCGAGGAAACAAAGTGGAATCTGTGTCACTCCTCTTTCTCTCATTTTCTCACTGTTATACCACTCGTCTGTAAAAAGTGTATTTATAATCTCATAGCCTTTTTCTTTCAATGTTGCAATTGCCTTTTCTCTTGTCGCCTTAATTTCTTCATCCGTTTTTCCTGCCATTGGCTGTGAAATCATAGCTATCTTAGCTCTGCTGTTAAGGCTCTCACTGTTCAAATGCCAAACAATCCAATTATCGGATGCAATGTTTGAAAAAGTATAATCTGGATTAGCTGTTTTTCTAATGTCAAACTCCTCACCATCTTTTGTGTGGATGATGATGGTCTGCTTTTCTTTGGACCAGTACCAATAGCCTGCCCATGATGGAAGCTTTATCAGTGCACCCTGTTTCATCAATTCAAAAACTTCTGAAAATTTCATGCGTACTCCTCCTTTAAACTATTAAGGCTATAATTGTTGTCGCTAAAAATACAATAGTTGTAAGCATAAATATTTTTTGGTTGCGTTTTAGGCTATAAAGAGTGTTGAATGCATCGGCAACGATCATTTGCTCACTGGAATACCGGGCTGTATAATTGCTGCCGAGTAGTTCTTTTAAAAAATCATCTTGTATGCGACTCAGGCGTTCAAAACGCTTTCGATAATTTCTAAGTTCCCATCTAAGATCTATTTCTGTATAAGTACTCCATTTATCGCTTTGAATGGCTTCGCAAAACTTTTTGTATCCTTTGTATTCTTCACTACTTCGAATTACATGAGAAGAACAATTCAGAAATTCTTTTGCTTCTTCTAGGCGCAGATACTCCTCTCCTGTCCATATCATTACATTTAGACCATTTTTTGAAGCTTTTAAGGCGTCTTCGTATGTCATAAAAGATTTTTCTCCTTTCCTAAGTGTTTGGCGACAGATTTCTAAGCTTTCCGAGCTTTGACGCAGCAAAATTCATTTCCAAACCCTTGTTATGATTCTTTAAAATTGAATGTATTACGTGCGTTTACTATGTAAATGTAAAGTTTACTCGTGATGAGTTGCCTTAAATCCCCATTCCGGCAAGAAATTGATCTCATAACGGTATTTGTCTACCTCTGAACCAGAGATATCCTCGACCACGTACATGGTGTAGTCATTCAAATACACGTAATCTTTCTGATATTTGCCTTCGGCAGTCTCAATAATGACTTCGAGTTCATTTGATGAATTGTTCTTTAATGCAAATGTTCCAGTCAGCTCCAAAAGGACTGTATCGGTTCTTGCGTTCAGAACAGTAAGCTTTCTGGTTATGTTGAAGTTGTCTGCCTGTGCAGAGATATTAGAACTTACCTGATCGGCTTCTGTACAGCCAATGGCTGCACTAGAAAGTATCACTGCGGCTGCAAGGGTAACAATTATTCTTTTTAATTTCATTGTCCATATCCTCCATTGGTTGATTCATTAAATCTTTTTACGCCATTTGAAAAAATATCGGGATCTTTTTCAAAACAAATGTAATGGCGGCCAGTATTCACAGCTACTATTGCAGTTGTCATGCTTCCAGCACAGATATCAAGTACTGTGTCATTTGGGTTGCTATAAGATTTAATCAAGTATTCAATAAGCGCAACTGGCTTCTGTGTAGGATGTACAGCTGATTTCTGGACATCTTTCGGAAACCTTAATACAGATCTTGGATACCTGTCTGTGCTATCGTAAGTTGTTAAACTGTATTTTTGATAATTTGTCGTTTCCTTACAATTCAATTTGTGGTTTGCTTTGCTTACCTTTCTGGGATTACCAGTAGACTTTTGTGGATTGTATGTAGGAGTTTTTTTATAAAAAACACAAATATCCTCGTGTGATCTGAGTGGCATTCGGTTTGCATTTAAAAAACCAGTCGGCTGATTCTTTTCCCACACTAGATTGTATCTCCAATTTTTTCTATTGCTTTGCATCAAATCAGCAGTAAACATTCCACTCGCAAACAATATAATAGCGCCTGTGTCTTTGATGATCCTGTCAATTCCTTTCCAAAGCTCAGCCAGTGGAATAGCAGCATCCCATTTATTATGAGTTATTCCATATGGCAAATCTGCGCAGATCATATCAATAGATTTATCTGGAATATCTTTCATGCCAATGAGGCAATCAATATTTTTCATATAGTCAACAGTCATCGGTACACAACCTTCTTGCTAACCTCGGCAACGCTGATTCCAGCCGCAGTTCGCCGTACCTCAACGTCTTTACCTTTTTTGAGTGCCGCCGCTATAAGGGCGGCTTGCTCCACAACTTTTGTTTGCAAATCATCTTTAATCAACTAATCCTGCCTCCTTCCACGCTTTATGTAGTTTTTCGCCGTTCCATGCGATCCAGTCAACCATTTCTTCATTCGTCGCCCATGCACTAAAAAATACTTCAGAGTTAGCAGCAAGTCCTGACTCTGTGAGGAAAGCATGAACAATCTCGTGCCTTAAAACCTGCTTTACTAGTTCCTCTGGCGATATTGCAATTGGATCGCTATCGGGGTCTGTCTCAGGGTCTACATAGTAAATCTTCTTGCCGTAAGCATCGCACCATCCATCCAGCCCTTCACATGTTTTGTATTGGTCACGGCTTACTTTTAAAATTTGGTATTCCTGTCCCATTACATTTACTTTATTTGCAATCATCATGATTATCTCCGTTCTACAATTCAATCGAACACATTCCAATACACTGCGGCGTGTCAAAAATCTTTTCTCGCATTCGCCTGGTGCAGACATATCTGCCTTCCTTCCAGTTAATGCGCTCGTCTTTTCCTTCATCACACGTTATGGTTAAATCTCCGATATCAAATGGATTTCCATATGCTTTCCAGTCTTCGACAATGTAGTGGAACATATCTTCGACAGAATCAAAGATTCTCATTTCTGCCATTGCGTCGCATAATACTCCTCTGTATGGTCTATATTTCACCATGGAATCAGCCCTCCTCAAAAGCATAGTCTTTGATCTTATTGTCAACGAATCGAATCTGGCTCGGATTTACCTCGCCCATCGTGCCGTCCTCATACTCTACAAGCCCAAATATCATGCTCATTTGCCCCTCTGGGCAACCGCCAATATACAAATCCGCTGCAACAGGCTTTGCGAAGTTTTCCCACATATGGAATAATGCTTTCTTTTCTTCGCCGTTTTGAGTTACGATGCATGGACGAACTCCAAAGTTGATTTCTATATTCTGCATTTGCACCTCCAGTGTACGTGTATACTTGTATCAATGTACGTATATATAGCTAGCATAATGTACGTGTATATAGCTAGCCAATGTGCATTGGCAAGCTAGAACAAGTGTTTATAGAACAGCATTTCTCGAATGCTGCCAGACATGTAGTGCGATAAACTTTTTACAATCACTCCATGTTTGCTGCCGTAATCAGTTTTTAGATATTCTTCAATCAGAACCTTGTTACTTTCAAGGTCATCATAGTCATCCTTCAAGGATTCTGGAGACTTGATGTAGCTCCGTGTAACTCGTTTAAGGCTCTCATCTGATAGATTCTTAGCGTCAAAGCCTGTAGATGCTTTGTATTGGTGGTTAAACTCAAAAATAATAGCAGTCAGGCTGTTATATTCCTTGTCAACCCAGTCATTTTCCTGTTGCTCTGTGGTAAAGATGTTTTTAGGATTGTTTGAATACAGTCTGTGAAGCTCATCTTTAAGAACTGACTCCTTAGACTTGATAAAGTCATCTGGATCAACAGTAGGTTCTTTCTTTTTGGGGCTTGCCCCTGAGTTTTGAGCACTTTTAGTGCGCGAAACCATGTATTTATCTCTATTGTCAACTTTAGTTGATAATAGAGCATGTTCTTTATCTGTATCACTTAAACTACTGTTATACTTAATATCTATTGTATTACTTATCTGTGGACTTTTTTCAACCCCACCCTGTTGATTTTTCTCCATACCCCCACATGGATTTTTTTCCATGTTAGAAGAAATAGATTTTTCATTGACAAAAGAATCAAAAAATTTCTGGGTGAGTATAATGATTCGCTTGTCGATTTCTTTAGTGTTTTCTTTGTATTCAAAGATTCTTTCAATGAATCCCAGTTGTTCAAATTTTAAAAGCATCTTTTGGATACTATTTTCTTTTAAGCCAATGAAGTTGGCAAAATGCTTGTTAGAAGCAAAACAGCCTTTGTCTTTTTGAGTAAGGCTGTATATCTCAATTAACAAGAATTTCTCCCTAGGACTTAAATCTGGTGATAAATAAAGACGTTCTGGAATCCAGATTCCTTTAAAATCTCTGCCCTCCGATATTACTATTTCTTTTTTTGCCTTTTCTGACATCTGTTTTACCTCCTATGCGATAATGTATCCCTATGATTACAAATCAGTTGTCAGGCAGTCATAGGCTCTGCTTTTCGGGAGCTACCCTAGGCAACTGGAGCGCCGCGAGAAGGATTCGAACCCTCAGTCCTGTTACAGATCACCGATTTTCAAGATCGGCCCAGTACCATTGTGGCATCGCGGCAAAAGTGGGTAGAGTAGGACTTGAACCTACATATCCGAAGATGACAGATTTACAGTCTGCTGCAATACCAATTCTGCACATCTACCCCAAGACCGCCTATACGGTTGCGGCTGACTTGTCCGCAGGTTGATTCTCACGGGGAGTTGCAGTTGCTACTTTGTGGGAAAAGAGAAAGGGATTTCACAAGAAAAAGAAAAAACCACATTGTTTACAAACTGCATATGGACCCTCTGGGACTCGAACCCAGACCCGGCTGCTTATGAGGCAGCTGCCCTAACCTATTGAGCTAAAGGTCCGTATGTGCCATATGGGACTTGAACCCACGACGCCTTGATTAAAAGTCAAGTGCTCTTCCAGCTGAGCTAATGGCACAACAGGGCTAGTTGGAATCGAACCAACAGTGCAGGAATCAAAATCCTGTGCCTTACCATTTGGCGATAACCCCAGCGTGATCTTATCCTCACATGCCACTGGCTGTCAAGACAAGATTCATGATAAAAAACGTAGAAAGTACTACAGCGCTGGCAAGTCTTTCTCTGGATCTTTTCTCATTCAGCCATCCTATAATGCTAGTCAACATAAAGATGTTAAAAAGAGATGCCAGAATGCGGAGAATAAGAACAAACATTAAATATCCCCTTCCTTTCTATGGAGCGAATTTTCAGCTTTGAAGCCGTCAGGATAGCGCTCCCAAAGCTTCTTGTTGTTTTTGATTGCAATATCCTCAAGAGAGGTATCAAGCGCCTCAGCAGTAAGTGCCAGATAATACAGCACATCGCCACACTCCTTGATAAGATGCTCTCTATCAAATGGATGCCCCTGAAAAATCTGCTTTTTAAGAAGATCAACAAGCTCACCTGCTTCACCTGCAGTACCGAGGATACCATTCATAAGCATGTTTTCCTTTGTTGCTTTCGTTACGTCTGATGCGGTTCTCATTACACCGCACTGATACTCGTCAAATGTCATTTTGTTTCCTTTCCAGTGATAAGATCACTATACGGCAATGTTTCAATCCAGTCGCAAAAATCTCGCCATTCGTCCAGCTTATGGTTACGGCGTGCTTTATAGATGTTTGCAAGGACTTCGTAGTTAAGCGTTACATTTCTGGTCTGGTTATAAGAATCAGGCAGCAGCTGAATTAGTTGCCACCAATACTTCTTTTCCTTGGTAACAAGATATTTTTGCCTGTAAAAATTAAGTATACGGATTGTCTGATTCAACAGGCCAATTGGTGAATGCTCTGCCCCGTGAAATATCGGGAAATCAGATTCAGCACTTTCAAAGTCAATAAGATGCTCTGCTGAGAAATCATCTAATGTAAATTCTTTGGCATCAATTCGATGCATGGTGCTACAACTATTCTTCGAAGTGCCTACGGAATATGTGTCTGCTTCTTTCCACCAATAAAGTGGTGCTGTAATTCTGATACATACCGGAAGCATACGCATAAATTTACGATGATCAGGACCATATGAAGATAGACGTCTCATAAGTGCCATATCTTCTTTACCGACTATAAATTGCGGAGACCATGTACATTTATCTGGTTGGATACTATCGCAGGTATCACAATCACGTTCTTCACTGAGGTGAAAGCAGCCCCAATGACTATCACTTTTAAACCACGAATTGAAGGAATTTCGAAGACCTTCAATAGCAAATTTTATTTGTTCGGGACTAGGTAATACAGCATGTTCTAATTTAATCATAAAAACTCCTCTGCGCTGAATGCTTCTTTTTCGCATTCGATAAAATATTTCAAAATTTTATCGGAAAAATACATATTCGAAATATTCCGGAAGTTGACGAGTGTCAAGGCTTTCCAGTAAACAAAGCTCAAAAGCATAGTTAAAGCGGCGCAGAGTACCATCATATAATTTTTTATTAAAAGCAACAGTTATGTGGTTAAAACACGGTGGCAAAGCCTTAGCATCAATTCCAAAAGACTTGCTAAGCTTAATTAGCAAAGAAATGCATTTGTCTATATTACTCATAGACACTCCTTTCTTATCGAGTTGCCGACAAAATAATCTTGTTATTACATTGTGGACAGACGATGTAATTTGTATTTTTACTGCTTAGCCAAAATGCAGATGATGTTTCTACAGTTGAGTGCGACGATTTCTCAAGAATGTCAGAAATATCGTAGCTCAAAAGCGCACCGCAGCTTGGACATTCAGTTTCCTTTTTTGTACCAGGTCTCAGAATTTTTATCATTCCACATAACCTCCTAACTTTGTTTTGCGGCAAAATCTTTAAGTGTTCCAAGAAGTGCCTCTTTTGATCCAAATTCTGGAAGCTCTAAAATTAAAGCAGCTCTACAAACGCTGATTGTAGCATCAAGCCCCAAAACAAGCTCTAATTGCTCTAGCTGTTCTTTACCTATAGTATTTGCTATTGAATGAGCTGAAATTGACTGTGGGGCATTCTGTGGCTTTACAGCGGTATTTTGAGAACCTGCCTTGGCAGCCATTGTATCATTCTGCTGCTTAGCCTTAATCATAAAGTCCAAAATGTACTGACAAAGCTCTTGACGCTCTTTACATGCTTTTATTTTATTTGCATCTGGATTGGGCGCAGCTGAGAAATCGTTGATCTGCTTTTGATATCCAGAAATGACACCTTGTAACCATGTTGTTGCGTTCTCAAATTTTGTATTTGCCATTACTCCTCCTATTCATCCAAAAGGGATATTGCTTTAACAAACTCACGAGGAAAGAGAGCTTGTGAGAAGGTGGAAGCACAGGATACGTAAAACAATTCTTTTTTGGTTAGATAGCCATAGTATCCACCTCGTGAACTGCAATAAGCTTCTATTGTTTCGCGTGTGCCGTCAATAAATTTAACTAAAACTAATTTTGTTTCCATTGCTTATTTCTCCGGCATGTAGTAGATATATGTTGAGTAGTTAGAAGCAGAAATATTTAATTCCTCAAATACCTCGGCTGCTCTGGCTGGAGTCTTATACTCTGCAAGTACCATGTCTTGGTTTGCAGTCCTTGCAAAGATAATTTCATCACGTCTCAGCAAAGCAACGTTACAAAACTCAACAGATTTAGTTTTACACTGTGATATGATTCTCATTAGATAACCTCCTGTTCTTGTGTTCTATCTGGCATGTAACCATTTGGGTAACGTTTATTCGTTCACGATTGATTCCGTGTCCTTCACGGCACAACTGGCAAACCAGTATGTCACCGCAGTGCTGACATTCATCGGTTATTTCTTTGGTTGATATTTTCATTTTATAGTTTGAGTATATTATGCCTTGGTATTATGGCAAAGAAACTGTCAAGGCTTACAGCTTTCGGGTCGCGATTCCCTATCTTTGCCATATGCGTAGTTACGAGTTAAAAGGGGCTTTTTATTTTGGAAAAATATTTTGGGGACTAAGTAGCCCCATGCCGGGGGCACGCTCTCAGACCCCTACACCCCTTTTCGTGTGATCATCTGGCAGCTGTGCAGCTGGTCGCGGCTCCTGATCATATGGCGGCAAAACCTAAATTGTGTGTATTTGTATATACAAAAGCAACAGCGTTTTGCTGACCTGGTCTGAGTATACGCACCATTGACCGTTAAAAGTTCGTATAACAAACATTATACGTACTCTATGTTACTTTGAAGATTAACGTAGATCAAGAAACCTTGACCAATCTTAATTTGAATCGTCAGACAATTTAAAATCCGATAGTTTTGGGGCTTCTGGCTCTGCATCAATGACTTTTTCCCACTCTTCCACCGTTATCTGTTTGGCTTCTGGTGCTGTCTCAGCTGATAACCGGAACTCTGACGCGTTGACATAGTCGGAATTGTTGGTAAGATCAAAGATTGCAAGCACTGGTGGCATTTTGCCAGCAAGTGCAAGTTGCTTTTTGCAAGCTGTGATGATGCCTTTGTAAAATGCAATGGCATTTTGCCAGTCTTCGCCGCGTTTTTCGTAGTTGAGAATAGTTTTTCTTGTGATACCCAGATATGTGGCCCAAGATTCAACGTCAGGAATCAGCCGCATTTCGCCCCGTCGGTTGATATCTCGGACTTGTGCAAAGTAGCTGCGTGAAGCTACTTGAAACTCTTCTAGCCCGTCTTCGTTGTTTTCGAACGCTTGCGGCGCGCCACACCTGCGGCTTCTGGGGCGATCAAGGGCAGATGACAAAATCGCGTCTAGCTCGTCCCCTTCCATAGTCTCAGCTACATCTTGCAGACTAGGCATTCTTTTCCCACCTCTTGGCATTCTATGCCGCCTCCTTCCTTTCTAGCTTTTTGTCGTGAATAAATATGGTTAAACCTTAGCCTTTCCCTTCAAATGCCTTCTAGCCGCCTTCTGTGCCCTTCTAGCGCCCTTCTGTGTGTGCTCATCGTGCCCAGCTCTCACATGTGTCCGTCCTGACTGCCTGTCCTGACTGTGTGCTGTCCTCATCTGCCGCCTGTCTGTGTATCTCTCATCTGCTGGCTGTCTCTAACTTGATCATCTGTCTGTTGCCAGTTCCTGCACTCTGTATCTGTATATACTTAGATACACTATACACATACCTACTTACCAGATATCTATATACTGTACATACAGATATACATATACATATACCTATGCAGTACATAGAGATATACTATACATACTCACCTTATATATACTGTACATATATACCTTATACAGATATACTTAATATATATTATCAGACAATATATTATATATACTCTATATACACTGTACATATATATATACCATATACATATACAGTAAATATATATATACTGTATATATTATATATAAGGAAGCGACACGGAAAAGCTGTAGGCCTGGGGAAAAGAAAAAGCCCACGACCAGAAAAAGAAGCACCGTGTTTTAGCACGGCTTGGAATCTTTTCCGATCATGGGCTATATACTCTATATATCCATATCTAGGCTACATATAAATACTATATAGTAGCTTGCTTACATAATACAGCAATATGAGGTATAAATCAAGTTAAATATTTTTAAAAACGTAAGTTGCACAAATCAAAAATTTGTGACTGAATGTCTGAAAATAAATAAAGAAAAACGGCAAGCTGTGCGCCTGCCGTGCTTCTTTCTGAATTTTTAAGAGTTGGGATAAGCCAAAACAAAGCGCTCTGTTGTAGGGTCCTCTTTGATTACGCTTCCGGGATACTCTCTAAGCTGCCGTTTTAACTCCTTCAGATCTGCATAGGCTTCTTTTTGGTAGCTTCTTAGCTCCTGTGAGGTGTAGTTGTGTAAGTAGCCATAGCCTAAATTGTCATCTATAATCGCGTTCTCGTGCTCTATGATCTTGTCATACAGTACTTTCTTTATGTGCCCATCGTCACACAACACGGACACATATTTTTTTCGCTCTCTTTTGTGTGGTTTTTTGAGCTTGCTTGGGGTTGGCGCTGGAAGACTTTCGGGAGTGCCTACAGGCAAAAAGCCCCGGTCTGTTGCTCCCATCTTTACGGCGAGACCATCGGCTAGAATCTCGTATACATCGCCTACTTTCGAGCACTCAAAAGCTCCAGTTGACAGTTGTAATTGTAGTTCAGTGTAACAGTCAATGTCTGATTCTCCAACGATCTGCAAAATAGAAAAATCATTGGTCCCTGTCTTGTCACTGTTCCACACCTCGATGGAGCGCGGAGAATTTGGGCGTGATATATCGGATACATAGGAGCGATAAAAGCTTTCGCGCTGGCGGTGTCCCTCGGCTCCATACACTCTAAAAATTTTAACCGTTTGCATAAAACTTCTTTCTCCCGGCTCTAACCTTGCCGGGCAGGTTGTAAATTACTGTTCAAAAGTGGCAAGTGCTGCACAGATACCGGAGGCTTCATCTTTGCCGCATCGTTAATATTTTTTACTTTTTAAACATTTCATTAACTGCCTTTCGTCCAACCAACTTAGCTGCAGCTGTCTTGCTCATCAACTCGCGCTCCCTGAAATCGTACTCTTCAGCATGTAACCACTCTTCCGCCTCTTCATCACTTGCAAAAGGTCCATAAAGTACATGTTCCCAGCGTCCGAACTCATACTTGCTACTTACGCCCAAAACTTTATTTCTGTTCATAGTCTTCCTTTCTGCCCTCGTAACCTCCGGGGTGGGTGCTTTAGTCTTTACCAGATCTCAACGCCGAGCTTGTCGGCTGCTGCGCTTACTACGTCCTCTACGGTGTCACTGTCGGCGTTGTCGTACTCATCCGCCATGTCGGCCAGCTCACACAGCTTGCGGCAGTCGTCAGGGTTCCACTCTCTGCTAGAATTGATGCGATATGCTACGGCCTCAGGCACGTCTAAATCTTTAAAAAGATCAAACCCTGCTGCACCCATGTGGCGCCAGTAAAGCGTTACGAACGGCAAGCCACTGACATGTGCAGGGGTTGGTCTGGTCTCTGCGATCAAATCAACTGGGCGCTCCTCTCCTACTGGTGTGTGGGTTCCTTTCTCTAGCTCCTCGGCTGCCTGCTCCATGCTGAGACCGGACCACTCGGAAGAATCGAACTGGTCTGCATATGGCCAACCTTCGCGTGCTGCCTCCAAAACCTCGGTGCCTGTGCTCTGACCATCTGCTAGATTACAGGTGACGTTTACAGGCTTGCCATCTTCAAGTACTACTGCAAAAATCTTACCGTTGCCAACCTCGTAAAACTTCGATGCATGCTCCTTCTTCATATCTTTTTACCTTTGCCCTTTGGGGTTTCCTTTCTCTCTTTGTGCCTTAAGTATAGCACGCTAAAGCGTGTATGTCAAGAGGCTTTTAAAAGTTTTTTTAACTTTTTTTCAGTTCGTGTACTTCCTTATATAATGCAGTGTCTGCCGGCTCCTCTGTATAGCGGATCAAGTCGCGCGGCTGCAACTCTAGGATGCAGCAAAGGCGGTTTAAAGTCTCTGCATCAATGCTTGCATCTCCTTTGCGAAAGCGCGAAAGCGTAGCTTGAGAAAAGATTTTGCTCTTGCGGCAGCTTGAAAAAGTAACTCCCACCTTTTTTAGTGCTTCTAGCACATCAATTTTGTATTGTAACAACTTTTATACCTCCTCGTGATCAAATGCTTACATATATATAGTAGCTTCTGCGGTGCAAAAAGTCAAGTAAAAAATACACGCTAAAACGTGCAAAAAGTACTTGACATACACGCTTGAGCGTGCTACTATATATACATAGCAAAGAAGCAAAACACTTTGACAACAAAATATAAAAAAAAGAAAAAAGGAAGGTAAAAAGATATGACAAGAAGATTTTTTGAAGGTGTGAAGGATGTACAGGAGTTACGCAAAAAGTATAAAGAGCTGCTTAAGCAGTATCACCCAGACAATGGCGGTAGCGTTGAAATCATGCAGGAGATCAATGCAGAGTATGACAAGCTTTTCAAGGTACTTCCAAAGGATAGCGCAGAGAGCACAAAGAGTGCCGCAGGTGCTGAAGGTCCTTCTGCATCTGGTGATGGTGTTACTGATGCAATGCGCGCCGTACTTGAAAAGTTGGCAGGGCTTGCAGGCATCACTATAGAGATTTGTGGCTCCTGGGTGTGGGTATCTGGTGATACTTACCCAGTGAAAGATATCATCAAGGCGGCTGGATGCTTCTTTTCTAGCAAGAAAAAAATGTGGTACTGGAGAGAAGAAAAAGAAGGTTGGCACGGTCGCCGCGGCGGTGCAGATATGGCAACAATCAGACTTAAGTACGGCTCACAGAGCTATACAGGCACAGCACAAAAAGAGCTAGCATAAAAAATAAGGTGGGCGAAAATGCCCACCTTTTTATTTGCTTCGTGCCTGATCAAGTAGCCGCTGCGTCTGCTCCTGGCCGTATATATCCATGATATCAAGCTGATACCGTGCATCAGTCAGGAGCCTTTGCAGGTCTACCGTTTCCAGTTCTGGCGGTGTAGCCGCTGCAGGTCCTTCTGCATCTGGTGCCGCTGATCGGATGCTATCGCGGCTGATTTTTTCGGCTATCGCGGCTTTTATATAGCCGTTGACTGATAGGCTTGTAGCTGCTGCCGCCTCTTGTAGTCTGGTGTAATCTTCGTGCCGCAAATCGAGCGGCACACGCTTATAAGTCTTGCTTGCATATCTTATAGTAGCTTGCTTGTGTGCGTCTGATATTGCCATAGGTTTTTCTTTCCTTTCCATATATTATAGAGGCCCCTTTTCCACCTCTAACATAATTATACACTATAAAAACAAAAATATACACGTACATAATGCACAAAAATATACACGTACATTTATATAAAATTACTATTGAATATACACGTACGTTGTTATATAATACAGTCAGAAACAAGGAAAACAAAGACATCAAGGAAAGACTTGAAGAAAGGTAAGAATATGATAAACCAGAAAAACGATTTGAATATGATTACAAGAAAGCTTGAAACAGAACTCCTTACATTCCATTTCGATGATTTGGAAATTTCTGAAATCACAACAAAAACGTCGTGGATGAAATTACATATCAATGTTTTATTTATCAAGGACAATGTGCAGATTACAAAAGTGCTGTATAAGGACTACGAAATAGGTTTGTGGTATTACATCAAAAATGATGGCATGATTATATCTCATAAGGACACTTTTAATCATACTATTAAAAATTTGGTTGATGAAATGATATATGATTGTCATATAGAAATAGAAGAAACCGAAGCAACCGAAGAAGCAGCAGAAGCTGAAGAAACCAAAGGCAAAGAAACAGAAGAATCAACCGCAAGCGAAGAAACATATTCAGCCGAGACTGCAGGAAGTGCAAAAAGAAAAACTGATAATCAGACATATAATTCCATGTGCTATAACTGCAAGAAATTTTTGAATGGATGTAGAGGAGAAAAAAATAAGATTTACAGCGGTTGCGTTTATAAAGAAAAAATGGAGGTTAGAAACAATGGCTAAATATTTTAAAAAAGTAAAATCATACAGTGATCTTAAATCACAATTTAAGACTCTTTTAAAAGCAAATCATCCAGATAACGGCGGAGACGCTGAGGTTATGAAGGAAATTAACGCTGAATATGACGCTCTTTTTGCAATTTGGAAAGACAAGGAAGAAAAGGAAACCGGTGAAAAGGTAACAGAAACTGCAGAAGGTACCCGTTTTGAATTTTATACAGATTATGGCTGGGCCGGAAGTAACTATAATGGTAATCTTTCACTGAAAGAAATTGCAAAAATTGTCCGTACATATATTAAGGAAAAATATCCGCTTTACAAGTTTAGCGTGCGCACTTCTTACGCGTCTATGTGCCAGGAATTGCACGTTGACATTTTGGAAAGCCCTATTGAAATTTACAAGCCGTTTGACGAACTTACAAGCGATGATTTTTCAAAAATTTCCAAATGCCTTTATCCGTGGGATTATGTAATTGATGAACGTTTAAAATTTTTAAATGCTTCAAAAGAAGAAAAAAGAAAAGTTATTGAAGAATCTGAAAGTTCCGGAAAAAATGTTTTAAACGATATTACAAAAGCGGTAATTGATGATGTTGATGCTTTTGTTAATTCTTATAATTATAACGACAGTGACGGAATGATAGACTATTTTGACGTTAACTTCTACTATTTTGGTTGCTGTCAAGAGCATGGAAAATATGTAAAAATCGTGCCTAAGACACCAAGAATCAAAAATCAGAAAAAGGAAGTTAAGCCAAAGGCAAGCGAAAAACCAAAAAAGGAAGAAAAGACAGAACAGGTTGAGGAGAAAGCCAAGGAAGCAAAATATACGTATAAAATTACACGCGGAGAAGATACCCGTGATGGTTCTGTTCTGTGGCTTGTAAGAGTTTCTGAGAGCCTGAGCAAAGAGCAGTATATTGCAGAGAGCGAAAAGATGAAAAGACGCGGTGGATATTATAGCAAATTCAAACATGCGTTTATCTTCCGAACTGATCCAACAGAGATTCTAGGAGGTAAAACGGCATGACAGGATGTGAAAAGAACTGCTGCAGGTGTCCAGAACGCGACACCTGCGCGGATAAAAACAAGCAGCTGCTCAACAAGCTATTTACGCGTTATGGAAACGCTGAAAAGACAAGTGACAAGAAAATATATATTTATGAGAGACACCCGGAAACTCTGCACACGGCCAAGACCATATTAAACAGCTTTAACAGTGTCGAGAGAACACTTGAAGAGCTGGAAGAAGTCATGGAAGAGCTGAAAGCGTACCGCGTCGCATTAACTGAAAGATACAATTTTATTGCAACAGCTCCAACCAAGCAAAAAATAAAGTTGTATCGTGAAAAAAAGTATGGGGGTAAAGTGTTTTACTTCATCCAGTTTTACACGGTTAATCTGGTGGATGGCTACGAAGATCTAACCGAGGTTATACGCTACGAAGGTAAGGAACGCAAGAAAGCTATAGAACGCTTTGAACAGCTCAAAAAAGAAAAGACAGGCGTTATTTTTGAACAGGATATCGAGCGCGCCCGTTGGGAAAGATAAGGAAGGTAAAACATGAATACATACGAAGAACATATGCAGAACTTTTTGAAGGTGCGTGAATTTTTGCGTGCATCTGGTGAGATTTCCGCGCTTGCAGTGGCATTTCATAAGCCGGTTAAGTGGTATGGCGAACACTCACAGATGGAGGCTGTGAAACTGTTGAGAGAAGAAAGCGAGGGCGAACGATGATTTTACAGACGGTATCTATCAGCGCCGCGCCGCGAGAGCTGCATCTGCAGCTTTTCAAGGCACGCGGTGAGGAGCTTGAGAAGCTTGAGGAAAAGATTGTAAGCCTTGATGCTGTGGCTCTTGTGTCATGGGCGCGAGTATTCGAGGCGGTAAAGACTCCAGGTGTGGTGGCACACTGGGAAGTGCAGCACGAAATTGACGGCAAGGCATACACAGAGCAACGCATATTGCACGCATCCGTAAAGAATCCGGGTTGCATTCAGTATTCTACGGCTCATATCTACCCAGACGAGTATATCCCAGTGATGGATTCACAGTTTAAAAATGCATCTGATTTTTTCCGATATGAAGCGCCACTGTCGGCGGTTGTTATTATTGAAAAGGTTGCGTGAAACGGAAAGAGGTGATAAGATGAAGGTAATCTGGGAACCAGGTCTGCAGATCAAGAAGATGTGCAGCAGTGCAGAGCGTGCTATTCTCTGCCAAAAGTCAAGAGGATTCAAGGTAACGATTGAAAAAGGAAAGCACGGAAAAGCGCTTGATGCAGTAGCAAAGGGCATTGGTGACTTGCTACTCGGTGTGCTGATCTTCGGTGGTATGGCGGTTGCGCTGTACTATGGAAGTATTTGATAGGAGGATATGAAACATGTTTAAACAGATGGAATGAAAAAACGGCAAGCATAACACTTGCCGCTCCTCTGTACTCGCACGTACAATTACAATTTCATTTCAATCCACACAGACAGTTTGCCGCCTGCGAATAATGACCGAAGCTGAAAGAAACATCATCTTCATTTTTAAGATAACATGATGACTTGAAAAAGTCAAGAACTTTTTGTATAATATTTATAATATGCAAAAAGTACTGCTATCTTATAATAGTGCATATTGACAAAAGGAGTTATCAATGACAAATAAAGATTTAACAGGCGAACGGCACGGAGATTTGGTGGTGCTGGGAGCTTCCAAAAATAAATACGCTAGTCCTAACACTGGAAAAAGAATAAGTCTTTGGAAAGTGAAATGCTTAAAATGTGGAAATATAAAAGAAATGCAAGCGTCTCACTTTTACAGATGCGTAACATGTGGATGCGTAAGAAGACGTAAATACCACAACTGTGTAATATGTGGAAAGCCATTTATTTGGCATCCGAGTGATACAAAACAATGTTGTTCTGCTAAATGTGCGGCACAATTAAGAAAGAAACACGGCTTGTGTACGCCAAAGGGGACACCTATGCCGCCTGCTCTAATTGAAGCTCAAAAGAAAAGTCAATTAGTAAGAGCGGCTCGCGAACGATTTGCAAAAGAAGCAACTAAAGCGGCTCATGCTTTGCCAGAAGGACAACCGGGACCGCAAAACAGAACTGCTAAAAAATGGATTTTAATTGATCCTCTAGGAAATTACTATATAGCAGTATCGTTGAAGGATTGGGCTAGAAGAAATTGCCGAAGGTTCTTTGATGAAGATGTACCAGAAAATATTGCAGCTGGACGCGTGCGTGGTGGCTTTACTGCAATTGCAAGCAGTTTACGCGGTGTGTCTTCACGGAGATCTAGGCCAGTGTATACTTATAAGGGCTGGCGATTGGAAGAGTTACCAGTTGAAAAGACCGAAGAGGATGTTAAAATGGCGTTGGAAGAAAATAGGAGACAAAATGGCGAAGAGAAAGAAAAAAGTTGAGAATAAACGAATCCTAGCGCTAGAACTGTACAAAGGGTTCTTAAAGGCTGAACCTGATTTGGCTGATCAAGCAAAAGCTGCGATTGAGGATTTTAAAGCTCAAGGCGCAAAATGGGATGAAAATATTGTGTACTGTCCTAATGATAAAATACTGCTAGAAATCAAAAAAGCACGCATGGGGGAGCCAGATGCGAAGTATTTCAAAAGGCTTAGAAATGCCACTGCAGGATTGATTTCAGCAGTGGCAACGTGGGATTTATCAAAAGTAATTTATCGCTTTGATGAAGATTTTTATAGTGAATTAAAAGAAACAGAAGGAATAGAAAAAGTTCCGGTAAACATGTTACTTCATTTGCCATATAAATGTTTATGTCTTCAAGTTGGTGACGAATCAAGGTTTACATATTTGAATTATGATTTTGAATTTAAATTATATGAATTAAGGATTGAAAGGCTTTTCTTTAATGATGATGAAAACAGAATTGAATCAAGGAGCTATTTTTTAATCTTATCATCTGATAAATTGCAAAAATGCATAGACCATACAATTTCCGCTGGAATTGATAACTATAAAAGAATGGGGCTACTGGAGTTTTCGGAGAAATTTGAAGAAACATATAGAAAAGAACGTGAAATATTTCAAAGTACAATACAAATGATTCTGTTTATATTATCACAGAATGTAGATATTGTCGAGAATGAAGAAAACAAGAAAGCAAGAAAGAAATATACTCGTTCTGGTACAAAGGAGATTCCTAAGGTATTGGATGCAGGATACCGTGTGGGAGCTGAAATAAGGAACGTTAGGGAAATCAATGTATACAAGAACAAGGCAGAAGCAAATGAACAAAACCTTGATACACTACCCTCTGCCGTAGGAAGCAAAAAGACTCCACATGTACGCCGTGCACACTGGCATCATTTCTGGATAGGGAGTGAAAAGGCAGGAAACAGAAAACTTGTGATCAGATGGTTGCCACCTATAGCAATAGGAAGCAGAGTCCAAGATCTTTCGCCAGTTGTACATGATATTAGAGCGTAGTCAATAAAGAAAAAAGGAGCAGGAAAACAAGAATGAATGAAGAAAAAATGAAACGAGTAATGGAAGCAGTAACGCAGTGTAAGCCACTTGCCAAAAATGATTGGCCAAGGGGGCGTGAAGAGTGGGGATGGCTACTGGAGAGAACATGCGATTTGTACAGCAATTATATATCTTTGGAAAATGAGACTCTCAAAAAGGCCGTTAAAATTGTAGTTAAAGAGTTTTTTGATTTTGTTGATAAAGTTTATCCAGGAGATGAAGAATCTATTCCAGACAAAGATTTTTTTGATTCTGTCGATAAAATTTATTTAGAAGATGAGGAACTTATTCCTGATTTTTTAAAAGAATTAGATAAAAAATTTGCTAACGATGATGAAGGCGGAGAAACAGAAAAAGAAAGAGATGCAGAACGTACAAAGAACTTAATGCTGACAATAGTGGAATTTACGTGTCACTGTGAAAGAGAGTATTTAATGCAAATGCCTGATAAAGAGTTAAAAGCATGGAAAACATTAGCAAGAATAGATAAGCATTATAGAATCCAAATATGCCTCGGCTATAAATTTGGAAAAATAGCAGATGGCTTTGTGATCGACGACACAGTTGATAACTTGATACAGAACCATAAAGATACAGAAAAGGCACGAAAATACGAAATTGCGTATCCATTTAAATGGTATATGCAAAAATAAAAGATATAATATTAAAATATAGCTAAAAAGTAGGGATAGAATCAAATCTATCCCTATTATTTTACAGTTCTTGACAGTATTTTACATTATTTTACATTATTATACATTATTTTACTGTAAAATAATATTAAAATCTATCGGCTTTTCTTACGGCGCTGTTTCTGTCTCTGCTGTTTATATTCGGTTCTTATGACCGTGATGTTCCCGACAGTTTCCTCTGTTCTGATGCGCTTCAAACTGCCGACATAGGTTGTTATGCTGATTTCGTGCTTCTTTCCACTTCTACTGCCCATATCATCCCCTCAACTTTCTCGTAAGCTGCTGTCCAAATGATTCTTGATACGTGATCTTTACATCTGCATCCACATCAATTGGACGTCCAACGACTAAAATTTCTGTGGGATGGAGTCGGGAACACATTTCTTTGAAGCCCTGTCGATAACACTCCTTGCCTTGATCGGTAAAGCAGCCGTTTGTGCTGACTGCCAGCGTACTCTCTTCTGGCAACCCTTCAAAACAAAATTCAAACGTCTCTGTGCTTCCCCAACCTACAGTTGGGATGACGTTACAACCATTCATAAATAGCCACCATGCCAGGGCACGGCTTCTGTACACTTGATGCAGCTGCACGACCTTTGGCATAGAATCGTAGAATGAGAAGTCTGGAGCACAGACATATTTGAAGTTTTCAAGCATCGGAAGATACTTTTGCGGCTGATTCCATAATGGTTCGAATCGTGCATCATCAATAAAAAAGTGACAAAGTGACTTCTTCGGATTTTTTTCTTTTGCGGCTTCACAAAATGATACTGCATTGAGTCCGTTCAGAGCAGCATGTACTGGGAGCAGTTTTGGGAATCCCAGTGGAGTAAGTTCGGATTGATAAAGATATCGCTCACGGAGAACGTCTTTTTGAGTGTGAATCTTTGTGTACATCTGCCTTCCTTTCTGACACATTGTCTAAAGTCGTGCGTGTACTGTGATCTTTATTTTATGCACAGTACCTAATTGTATTGTTTCCTAAAAGTTGATATATAAGTTCGTCTGCAACAGCTACTATACTCCTGCCAAAAAGACTTATAAAGTCTGCGACAATTTCCTCTGTTTCAATCGGGATAGAGTATCCATATTCCATTGCATGAACGTGTGTCAGCTCATGGCATAGCACTTTATCAATCATCTGGCTTGACAGATCATTACACATAAAGACAGTCTTTAAATTGTTGTCGGTTACACCGAGAGTATATGTTCCGTCACTGCGTTGCAACTGCGGATCACCAGGGTTGACAAAGCAAACTTGCCAAGTGTTGTTATTTGCTGTAAAAAACATTTGATACCCCCATTATAGCACATTTATAGCAAGTGCGCAATTGAAATAAAACCGGGAGCATCTGCCCCCGGCTGTACCATTGATTATATACGCTGTACCCAGTTTGTCATCTTGGTTTTCATCATTGTTTTTTCGGAAGCTGAAAGCCCTGGCATGATCTCTTTAAGGTCTTCGTCAATTACGGCCAGCAAGGACTCAAGCCCTCGCATGTTTGCGTCATTGTCTTCCTTGGTGTTAGCTTTGTGCATGTCCTTAGTCTCACTGTATGACCTTCTAGCACGGTCATATCGGCTTTCTGACTTCATTCCCATATCTTCTACGCTTCTACCATCTGACGGCATTTGGGAGCCTCTACGTGGGTCAGAGTAGTACATGCGCCCAAGGCGGAGTCTATCAAGATCACGCATACGCTCTTCTTCTGGCATATCAGCCCATTCATAATACATTTCTGGTGTCATGTGCCAATAAGGTGGTTCGTCATAACCGCGTCTTCCTGTGGTTCTTGTCCCTCTACCCTTTGGGGCAAATCTGCCGTTAGCGTATCTGTAGCGGTCGTAATAGCGGCGTGACGGGTAATCACCGTATTGCTCAACCATTTCCATGATTTCATCATCGTTTTGCAGCTTATCCATTGCCTCAACGATGCGATAGTCTTTATCAAAGCAAGCAATGTTCTTAACAATTTCGGTCCAATCTTTTAAATCATCAAGATTCTGGCCTTCAAAATTATCAATTCCGATAGCTTTAGCTTTTTCTTTGACACATTCCAAGATTTCCTTAGCCCATTTATGCATAGTCTACCTCCAATTAAGCAACTCTATTCACTATAAGGTTTGCGTTAGCAACTTCGATAGCAACGCCACTTGTATTCTCAACTGCAATATTTACACAGCAGCCACGTGGAACACTGATAAAAATGCCTGAGGACACATTGTTAAATTGAGATACTGCAGCTGGTGTTGAAATCATTTTGGAAGCAAGCACCGGCTCACCACTGATAGCAATTGCTAATGATATAGGAGCTACAGTTCCCCCAGCTGGAAGAGCTATATTCGCGGAGAAGTTTACAAAAAACCGTGCCTGACACTGATTCGTAAGACCCCTAAGAGTAATGATTCCACTGCCTTCACGGTGCTGTATGCAGTTTGAACCCTTAACAGATGTGTTTGTAAAAATTACATTTTCATTTGCCACAACTTCCTGTGTTGCGACTGCAACATATTCTGCCATTTGATACCTCCTTAAAATAAGGGACAGGCTCTATTTCGAGTCTGCCCCTTTGCTGATAGTAATACTGCGTTAGTTAGCAGACATAACCGTTTTGGTTAAGATACCGATATTTAATTTTGTCAGCAGTTGCAACCACTATTGCATCCGTAATACACGTTTGGGTTAGGAACTTGATATGACGGAATCGGTGCTGGATTAACTGCGTTGATGATCTGCTGTGTCTGAGATGCCATTGCTGTGGTAAGCAGTGCACTCTGGCGATCCTGTGAAGCAGCTCTGCGAAGATCATTGTTCTCAGCCTGTAAGGCAGCAATCTTGTCCTGGCAAAGGTAGTCAAGCAGCGCACGGGTATTTGCATTGGCATTGTCAATGATATCACGTGTATTGGTTGCTGCATTATAGTTTAACTGGCAGAAGCCTTTATCAATGGACTGCTGAATTGCATTTGCTTGTGTAGCCATGTTATAATTGGTGTTAGAGATTGCTTCTTTGTTGTCACAACAGCATTGTGCTAACTGTGCCTGCAGAGCATTTGTATTTTGCATATTAGCTACGGTATCAGCGTTGATAGCCTGCTGAATGCCATATCCAGTCTGCATGATGTTTGTGTTGATTCCGTTGAATCCAGTTAACATGCTATTGTTGGCCGCGTAGAATCCGTCACAAAGACCATTGGTAATTCCGTCTAGTTTTCCGACAATTGCTTGGTTATCAAAGCCGCGCTGAATTGCACTATCTGTGTAGGCTGCTGCGGTAGAACCCATTCCGCCACCGTTGTTGCCCCAGCCACCGAAGCCATTACCCCAGCCGAAAATGGCGAAGATCAAAACGATCCAAATAAGCCCCCAGCCGTCGTTGCCCCAGCCGCCGTTGTTATTGCCGTTACCATCAATGCTAGCCACTAATGGTACACTACAGTTTCCTGAGTTAAACATACTATTTACCTCCGTAATAATTTTTTATATACATAATCTTGCAAGAATTAGTATCATTTTTAATATTTTTGTGTTATAATATCTTTGTGCAGATAGGGAATCGCGACCCGAAAATCACAATGCCTAGTGACTTCTGCACGTTTATTGGTAGGCGATTAAAAACACGAAAGGCAAGGTGTTGTTTTTATGCTCAAGTATCACATTTCCGATTATAAAGGGAAAAAATATGGCCATCTTACTGTAATTTCACAATCAAAAAATTCAGATATCCCAAATGGGTTTGATTTCAAGTGTGATTGTGGAAGAATTATCTCCTTTGCTCCTGACAGAGTTATTAAGGGCCATCAGAAATCTTGTGGGTCCTGTTCTTACTCAAGGAAGCCTAAGATCAGCATAGATAATTATATAGGTCAAAGATCTAATATGCTTACAGCAATAGGTCTTTCAGAAAGAAGGCCATCTGATAAAAGGCAGTATATTGAGTGCTTATGTGATTGTGGAAATAAAGTTAGGGTATTGCCTTACCTGTTTAAAAATCACAAAGTGAAAAGTTGCGGTTGTTTGCTAAAAAATAGTCCGGCATATATTGATGGAAGAACTAAAAATCCACTATATGGGCTATGGAAAAACATGATCGGACGTTGTGAAAGCCCAAACCATCCAAAGTATTACCAATATGGCAAACGAGGAATAACCGTGTGCGAAGAATGGCATGACTTTTGGAAATTTGTAGAATGGTCCGAATCTATTGGTGGACGTCCTGAGAACTACACACTTGATCGAATTGACAATAATGGTAACTATGAGCCAAATAATTGTCGTTGGGCAACTTCTGGAGAACAAGCTATAAACAAATCAAATAATTTGAATATAGAGTATAACGGAGAAACCAAAACTCTAAAAGAATGGTCTGATTTGCTCGGAATAAGTTGGGATGTTCTTCATAATCGCCTCCGAAAAGGTTGGACTGTTGAAAGAGCTTTTACAGAAAAAGTGTATAAGTAGTTTTTCTAATGGGTGATAAAATTTCACCCATTATTTTATTCCCAATTGACTTTTTATCTGGCGAACAGCATCATCAACATTTATCCCTTTTTCTTTACAAAGGTTGCGTGCTAATTGTTCTACACCCTTTGTATCGCCTTTGTTTGCCATATCCATAGCATTTTTTAAAATAGGATTGCTCATGGCTTGGCTGTTTCCGGCCATTTGCTGCAAAAATTGTTGTGGATTCCTCATGGCTTGAAATAGCTGAAATGGATTATTCATTCTCATTTGCCTCCTTCTTTAAGCCTCCGGACCTTTTAGGCGCTATCTTAGGCATCAGTTCATCAAACTTCTTTTCAAGACTATCAAATCTTGCCATAAATGCCTCTGTAGCCTCGTCAGATAGCCCCATTTTCATTTTGGACATGTCGGCTGAACTATTCGCCACATCTGGCTGTGAAGCTGTGTACGGCTTATATACAATCGTTCTAATGGTTCCGTCTGCATTCCACGATTTTGCATAGATCTCTGACATGTCTTGCTTTGGGAATACGGCAACTGAGCCGTCCATAGGTACATCGTTCGCAGTAATTTGTTCGACAGCTTGCACGACCTTTCCGTTCAATCCAGCCTGCTGCTGTGGCTGAATGCTTTGCTGTTGATTAAAAAGCGGTTGGTTTTGCTGCAGATCATAACGCGGCTGCTGATATTGATACGGGTAATAACTATTATATTGGCCATACATTGTCTGTTGGTTGTACGGTTGATACATCTGATTTGGTATCGGCATCGTCGATTATCACTCCTTCCTCGTCAAGAACCTCTCCAATAGCCTGAATCATTGCTGATTGATACTGCATTGGAATCATACATACATCTGGTCTTTCAAATATTTTAGTTAAAAATGATTCAGGAAACATCATTCACACCTTCCTTCCTCTTATTCTGACTGTATTGTGCCATAAAAATAAGATGTAAAAACGACAGGGATACGACATGTTAACGACAAAAAGAGCTGCCAGATAAACTGACAACTCTTTTAAAGAATATTTTACTGCAAATAAATGTCATTTATTGTCAAATAAAGTTAAATAATGTAAAAAAATGTAAAATACACTATTACAACATCTGCAATTCCTCTCCTGTGTCCTTTGATGTGAGTTTGATAGAAACGTCATATCCTAATGCTTCAGATATCTGGCGTATATCACTTTCTCTAAAATTATTTAATCTAAGCTTTTTGGACACGTTAGATTGAGAACATCCTAACAGTTTTGCAAGCTGAACTCCGTCCATCTCTTTCTTAAACATTATTGTTTTTACAATGTTCGAAAATATGTTTTTGCTTTCCATTTACTCACCTTCCTCCTTTGGTTTAAGATCTGCCTTGTAAGAGCTTAAATGTTCTTCTATAGTTTCAAGACTATTGGATTCCTCTGGAATCAATCGGTTGAGATAATACAAAAAAGAATTATAAGCCTTTGGTGTGCAATAATACTTTTCTGTGCCATTCATTGCAACTATTCGACCTCTAAATGATGTTGGGGATGCATTATCAATTAAAGATTTAGAAAAGTCCAGTGCAGACTGCTTGACCATTCTTAGAAAATATTCAAATGCGGTGGCGCTTGATGAAAGAAATCTGGGCCAAATCAAATCTAGGTTACTAGAAAACTCATATTTTTTAATTTCAGTTGGATTCTGCTTGCCACTAGCCATCTGAATATTGTAGGATAATACACCAATTTCATTTGTGATATAACGGCACAGTTCAATGCCAACAGATATGTAATCTGCAAAGTTAGGATCGAGATTTGCTGTAAATCTTTTTGAACATTCATCAACAAACCTCATTAACTTGGAATCATACACCATTCCACAGGTCTGAAAGCCTGCATTGCCAATTCCAATTAAGCGCAACCATGTAGCAGTATCTTGATTGTTGCAAAGTATCTTGTCGAGTAGTTGCCACAATGGGACATCGTTAAATAAGCGAAGTGGTTTAGCACTGTTACTGTTTAAAACGTAAAGTGCCATGGTTTCAGCCACAACACGTTCTTTATCAAAAAACTCCCCACCCAATGCATTAAATCCGGTTATGACCCCATTTTCACGCTTGAGAAATATCCTACGCGATTGGTGCGTGAATAATTCCGCTGGGTTAGAAGGTGTATCAATCTTTTTGCGCTCATCAGATCGTGGCGAGCATTCCCATATTGGGCAAGGCTTAGGCCACAATTCTCCATTACCGTTCTGTAAAGGAACTAGGTTCATCATAAGTGTTTCAAAAAGATTTCGCCCGATTGCGTAAACAATAGTATTTTGCCCCAACCATCCAATACTGATTGACGGCAAACCTGCCCTACTTGGCTTTACAGAAACATCGTCATACCCATTGATAAAAAGAAGCCATCTAGCCGCTTCTGCATATGTTAGTTGCATTTTTGCTTCTCCACTTCTTGCTGCAAACATTCGTACCTTGTTGTTGCTTTCAGAGATTTCTCCGTTTAACTTTGCAGCACCAAAAGCAGTTCCTTTTTTAGCTTCGTTTGCCTGGTAGAATGGAGCATCAGGATGAAAAAGCCAGAAACGTTCTCTGTATTCCTCTAAATATTTTAAAAATGCTTCCGGAAAATGTCCGAGACTCCAATAGCTTTTCCAACGGTTGATTGCTTCATCCCTATTCAAAAGCGGAATCTCATCACCGTTTGAGCTGAATCTTGCAAATCCGGAATGAGCAATTGCAAGAAGTAGCCGTATCATTGCGACATTTTGAGTATCTGTTTCACCTGCCAAATCCATGTATTCGTGACTGTGAGTGAAAACATCCGTGAGTGAAACTTCTTTAATGGTATAATCTGGAAGCAATATACGCACCCAATTTTCATCAAGCAAATTAAATCCTTTCTTCATATATCCTTCTTTCTACAGTTCTTTACTTTATTTAACAGTTCTTTACTTTAAAATAATGTCAAATAAGGTTAAATACTGTTATTTACTAATATATATATTTCTTGCAATGCATAATCTATATTCACGCAGCTCAAATATCCAATTTTTGCATTCCAATATTGAGCCTGTGCAATCATGGCGTAATACAGTTTGTGGCTCAAGTGAGCAGTTACAAAGAACACAAAGTCGGTTTTTTTTAATGCAGCGTTGCGCACAGTGCTGACATCTCCTGCGCTGATATATTGCCAATCTGGAAGATAAGTTTTGAGCTTCTTTATCAAGCTTGGATGCCCTCCTACAATTGTTACACGAACATTTTTAAGCTGCTGAATTTGCTCTTTAGGCAGTTCATTTGCAATTTTGGTTTCTGAATCGTTTTCCAGCGAAAATATATGCTCTCGCAAAGCATAAAGCTCCCTACGTTCACCCTCTACCTTTTGCAGTTCGGATTTTAGTGCATCATTCTTCTGCTTGAGCAGTTTTATCTGATCAGATAAGCACTGAATCTGCTCGGTATAAGCTTTTTGTTCAGAAATCCTACGTTCCTGAGATTCAGATAATGCAGATTTTGCTTGAAGCAATTCATTTTTAACACTCTCTACTTCAATATACACGTCTTCACGATTGTGTTGGAAGTAGTATTCTTTAGACTGCTTATATGCCTTACACATAGCTAATATATAGCTCGTATATTTTGCATAAGTCAGGAAATCCTCACGTATTCCTCCTCTTTTTCCGTGCGTATAAGCAATTGCTAGTGCTTCCAGATCTTCATGTGTGAACTGTAATTCAGAAAAAATAGAAACGCCTGAAAGTGACTCAATGTCAAACACTGTAGTGTATCCAAATTCCTCATTTTTTGGTGCTAACTGGATCTGCTTAAATAAATCTTTTGGAAGTTGACTAATGTATGATTTTGCTCTTTCCTGAAAAGCACAGTCATATTTCTTTAAGCCTTTTTGTATTCTGCGTTCTGGATTGTATCCGTAGTTTGCAATAAAGCAAAGTAATTCATCACATTTTTTACGTTCTTGCACTAACTCTTGCGGCCACATATTTAAAAAGTAATAGCCTGCAAATAAATGACCATTAAAATTATCGTCCGAAACATGATCTGACTTTGCAAGCTTTGCATAAATGGCTTCTCCGATTACACTATTAAAATGAATCGGTTCGTCTTTTGGAAGTCTTTTAAAAATGTTATATAGTTTTCTGTATCCCTTTTTGAAAAGAATATCCAAAGAAGTCTGTGCTTGTTCATCTTCTGCGTAACTATATTCGACGATTCCGAGTGCTTTTTTATAAGCCTCTTCTGTCTGCAGAGACAGTTCTTCCGAAAATAAAGTGTTGTAATATTCGCTCTGCTTCGCAGCGTTATAATAAGCAACAGCATTCTTACTGTACTCGTTTTCTAAATCCAACCGTATATGGCGTGCAAACGCGATAGCGCAAGCGTAAAACGGTATCAAGTTTACTTGCTCCATAAAATGCCTCCTTTCTTTAATTTTAGTAAAGAGTTATCTTGTGATAAAATTACCAAAATTTTATTTTCTTATTACGTAAATAGGATCTATTTTTTGATTTATTATAAATCTCATAATGCGTTAAATACATTGCAAAATCATCGTTCCATGCCTTTTCTAATTTGACCTTATATTCCGTAATATGCCCAGACTTATATATTCGTATCGCGTGATATCTGCCGCATATGTTGCTGCTTTCTGTATGCCATATAAATAAATCTACATATCCATTGTAATAATCTTTTTTAACTTGTTTATACATGTTACAGCATAATTCAGTTGTTGGCAAATCAAATTTGTCAATGTAATTAAATGCCATTGTAAACTCGCCACTCGCAAACACAGTTAATACTGATACGATATCAATTGTTTTCATATTATTAGCGGATAGCAAACGCCGTAACGATTCTACAATATTACAATTCCGTTCATATATCACATCGTCAAGTTTTCCTTCTGCAATAGCATTTTTAACACTAACTATTCTTTCGTAAATCTCATTACTTACCATAATAAAATCCTCCTTCTAACAATTTTTAACAGTTCTTTACCTTATTAAACCTTTTTTAAATGCCAAATAATGTAAAGAATTATAGATCATGTGTCCGCATGTATTCCTCAATGGCGAAACAAGCAAATCCTGCTAGGGTGCGGCCCGACTTACGAGCAGCTTCTGAAAAGGCTGCCTTTTGTGATTCAGTGCATGATACACTGAATTGAATCTTGCGCTCAGCTGCAGGAACTTCTCTGCGGCCTACATATCCACCATTTGGACCAATCTTCGGAGTTGGATTATATCCAGGCGTATACACTCTGTTTGGATCAACCGGAGCAGGGACAAATACGGACTTTTTTTCTACCGGTTGGATGCTTGGAATTTCAGTTTCGCTAGTATCTGTAAAATCAATGCCAGCTGTCACATCAAAAGAAGTAGTAGTGGTGTTATCTTTCTTTCTCATCTATAATCACTCCTTAATAGTTCTTCTGCGAACTGCACATAATCAATGGCAGCGTTACACTTTGAATCAAATTTCATGAGCGTTGTTCTAGTTGCCTGTGCCTTTTGCACGGCAATACTTTCACGAATAGTTGTGCAAAAGACCTTTGTGTTGAGCTGCTTGGCAATCTCTTCCAAAGAAGCTTTAACTTCCTGGGCGAGGAGCTGACGGCTCTTATATTTCACCAACAAGAGTCCTGCAACCTCTAGATTGGGATTATTTCTTTTCTTTACGCCCGTGATAGTTCTATTCAGTTCTGACAGACCTTGAATGGCATAACGGTCTGCAGTGACAGGAATGATGACCTTGTCAGAAGCAATTAAACAATTTTTAAGTAATTTGTTGTCAGCCGGAGCTGTATCAATAATAACGTAGTCATAGCCAGTTAATTCGGAAAGAGCGTCTTTTAGTCTAAAATACTCATTCCCATCACTTGGGAATCTTTGATCTGCTGTTTTCAGCTCTGGATCGGACGCAACTATGTCACCGATTTCTGTTCTTTGAATAGCTTCCACAATTGGAAGCGGATCTTCGATGTCTAAAATAACATCGTAGAGAGTTGCCGTATCTTTGGATATTGCTCTATAAGTATCAGTGCTGTTACCCTGTGGGTCAGCGTCAACCAGTAAGACCTTCTTGCCTTGTGACATTAAAATTGACGCAAGTGTAGTGGCTGTTGTGGTTTTTGCAATGCCACCTTTTTGATTTGCAATGCATATTACTTTCATTGTGAAACCTCCTTTGTGATTACATTATTTTACAATTCTTAACCAAATTTGACATTTCTTTACAGTAAAATAATGTTTTTTCTTTCTCGGTTATAGGATACATTATTAGAACTAAAAAGTCAATAGTTAGAACTAAAAAGTTATAAAAAATATCTTTAAGGTTATATGTGTGACATTTCTTTACAGTAAAATAATGTTAAAAAATGTTGTAAAAATCCCCTAGCATCATAAATACCAGGGGACTATTTATAGTTGGTTGATTTTTGATTTTATATCGGCAATCCTGCGATCAACCGTCCTAGTCGACACAGATAACCGGGTTGCTATTTCGCTGATAGATTTGCCTTTAGATAACATATCAAATGTTATCTCTTCATCGTCCGTGAAATTACTTCTAAGTTTGTAATCATCAAGCTTAGACTGGGTAAGTTTGTGTAATTTCACGGATCACATCATGACTCCTTGATTGTTAGCTCTTTAGAATCAGTTCTTTTGAGGATAATAAGCTGCCTATCCATATCCGGTATCTTCCAATTATCAACAGATTCAGAGTCATCTACGATGATAGGAAGGGTAGTAGCGTATTTCTTCTGAAAAGCCTTGCAAACATCTGTCTCGATTAAGATTTTTGCACCGTGATTAAGGTTTCTAGCGTATGGTTCACCGTTTACACAGAAATCACACGTTTCTTCTAGGTCGCCATTCGCAAGCTGTCTGAAAAATTTCACTTGACAGTACTCTAAATACTCGTTTACCTTGCTTTCTAAAAGCTCGTGCTTGCGAATGTTGAAGCGTTTGAGCAAGTCAAGCTGTGCCTGCGTATCTGCAATTAGCTGCTCATTCTTTCGGCGCTCGATGTTAAGCTCTGCAACTCTTGCGTCAATCTTGGCATTGATTTCGGTTTTTGCAAGCTCTGCTTTTAAGCCTGATAACTGATGCTGAAGATTATTTTCTTCTGCCTTGAGCTGTGCAAACGTTGCATTTGCAGTATTTGCTTCTAACTGACTTTCAAGCTTTACGATTTCTGCAGATCTGGTTTTTGCTGTCTCGTCTGGCTCTGCTGGAGGTGCAGTGGATATAACTTTTTTCTGAGCAACTAAATCATCGACAACTCTTGACTTTTTATTGGATTCTTCACGAAGGGTAGAAAGCTCTGCATCTGCAGCATTGAGCTTTTCGCGTAAAGCATCAATAGCTTCTTTACATTTCATTCCATCGTCTGTGATTTCCTGCAACTTTTCTTCCTTTGATTCTTCAAAATGCTTTCGCATTTCATCCTGCTGATCAGATGGGTATTCACGCTTGCAATACGGGCAAATCAGCAAATTTTCATCAAATTGCATATCTTTATTGCTTTTCCAGTCACTTGAAAGCTTCAAACGCTTAGTTTCAAGATCCCGAATCTCGGAGTCAATCTGGTGCAATTCATGCTCTTTGGCATTTAAACTACTGTTGGATAGGAAAAGTTCTTCCCTTGTTGCCATAATCTGAGCATCTAAATCGGCAATTCTTTTCCTGTTTTCGGCATTAGCGTCATCAGTGGCTTTTAATTGCTCCTGCTTCAACTTATAAATTTGTGCCTGAATTGTACGTTGCTCATCAAATGCCTTCTGCACATCAGCTTGTTTACTCTGGTTATCTTTCAGTCTGCTTTCAATATCTGCAATCTGACTGTTTATCAAGCCTTCATCAATGACAATTTTCTGCTTTTCTACCTCATCAATGCGGCTCGGAAACTCTTTACGAATATCAAGCAGTCCTTTAGTACCATTCCTTCCGCGTCTGCCATTCAGCATAGTATTAAATTTTGATTTTAACTCATCAACACTGCCATCATCCAGCAGTGGAAGAAGAGGGGAGAACTCCGGAAAACGTTCACAAACCTCTGCATTGGAACACGTTCCAAAGGTGGATTCCAAGATTGATCTGCAGTCAGCAGCACTCTTTGACAAGAGCGTTTTAGCGTTGATCAAGTTCGAGAGCTCGCTCACAGGAACCAATTTTTCTGCAATAAAATCTTCATAGTCGCACTTCTTTTTAGGGATATTATTGATATAATAGTCAATAACATTACCTGTGAAGTCACCTTTTTTATTGTAGTTCTGACGAGAGACCTTTTTAAATGTCTTGCTGGAACCATTAAGCTCTACGGTCATCTCGACTGTAACCTCAATATCGTTAATCTCGTTACCTGATTTATCGTGCGGCCTGATTCCAGTGATTTCTTCGCCATTCTCACCCCTACAATTCAATACCCAAAATATAGCTCTTTTAACTGTACTTTTTCCAGACTCGTTGCATCCAGAAACTTCTGTTTTGGCATATAGATCTGTGTCTACTGTTTTTCCGTTGTAAAAACTGCAAAAATTATCTAGCTTTAAATGCTTAATTCTCATCGCTTTCCCTCTTTCTTTCGTCATCGGTTTCATTTGTGCTTGATGCAGCACACAAAGCAACTGCAAGCACACCAGTAATTCCGCCAAATAATAGTCCTGCTATTAAACCAATTAAAAAATCCATATTATTCATCCTTTCCACTTACAGAATCTATCTCAAATGAGAATCCGGTTCTATCTTCAAGTTCTTTCATAAAATGTTCAATGTCTCCGTCGTATTCCTTCGAGAATTTTTCAACGTAGTCCATTGTCTTCTGGATTCGTTTTGCAATTGCCTCGGCCTTCCAATTAGGACAAGTATCTGCCAAAGCAAGCCCAAATGATGTTAATATGATGCTGTATATGTTGTCCACAGCGTCTTTATTTGCCTTTTGGTAGTATTTGTCATAAAGCTTGCGATCAACGTCTCGTGCAATATTTTCTTTTAACAAAGCAATTCTTATGCTTTCTTCTGCACCTGTGATTCGCTGTTCTACGACTTTGTTTCCTTTTTTTGCTTCTCTTTCAGCCCGTCTCCTTTGTGCTCGTGTCATAAAGCCTCCTTCTAGGTAGTAGACTATTTTAATGTATTAAAGCTTATTATAATTTAAAATAGTCTATAAAACTGTGCTTTGCTTATATATTTAGTTCTGGCAAATACTCTGGTTGCTCAGATGCAATTGAAACCTTTCCCTGCAACTTCTGACATTCTTTTTGCTTCGCAATCTCTGCGGAGTATGATCTTAAAAAATTGCTGTGGATAACTGTCTCAAACTGAGTTGCTTGTCCCTTCGCCCATTCTTCCAGATTCCTTGCGTTTCCAACTGTTGACTGGATAATTGGTGGAAGTTTGGCAAACTCGTCATCAGCATGATATGTGCTGTTTCTGACAGCTATCCGAACTAAAGACCACGCTTCCAACGGTGTAGGCGTGTCTGATTGGCTCAAAGCGACTAACTTTTCGTTAATTTGACCGATTGACGGTGGAAAGCCTGTGTTTTCCGAAAGTATGTAGGCTTTGAGTGCTGCTTCAACTTGATCGTAAGTGTAGTTGGGTAGCATATCTGCCCAGGTAGTGGCAGTAAAATCTATGTCTGCGAGTCTATAATTTGGATATGCCACAGTCATTATCGCCATCAACCTCAGAGCCTCTTTTTTAGTCATTGGCAATGCCCCTTAAGATGGCGTCAAGTTGCGAACGTTGCGGATTCTGATACTTACCCTTAAAGCTATTGTCACCATCATGCAGTGGGAAAAGTCCTGCCCAGCAGTTATCAACAGATTGATTTAAAATCTTTATCATAAGCTCGATGTCTCCACTAGATAGATTCTCCAACTTGACTATTGCTCTCTTCAAAGCATTTGCGGTTAGGGGCTTTTTAATCTTTACTCTCATAGAAACAAAATCGTTAAATGCCTCATTCAGGTATTCGTCATCGAAGTATTTTTTTGAAGATACGTTCTTGTTTTTTACGTCCATTAGCTCATTTAAATCATCATACAAAGAGATAATTAGCGAAACTGCATCACCCTCGCCATTAGACGTTAGCAAGCTCACAACGTTTTTTACTCTAGGCTCATAGCCTTTGTTTTTGATTTGAGTTATCAGCTCTTTTCTTGTCATTTTTACCGCCTTCCTTTCTTTCTTCTGCCGTTTATTCATGGTTCTCCTTTAAGCTGTTGGCTTCCTGACCTTTTATGTAAAACATTTCCTCACCTCCTGCATCTAACCGCTAAATCGCGCTAGAAAGTCTATGAGCGCCCACACTTCCAAGCAGCTTGACAGCTTTTTCAAAATCTGGAGCGTATCCGCAATCTCTGAGAAGGACTGCACAATCTGTAAACTGATTATTGATCATCATGCATGTTTCATGATATGCACTCTTCTTTACTTCACTCTCTGGGTCGTTCATGTATTCTCCAAGCAGGTGTACACCCGTTGCTGCAAGCTCATCAAGCTTATCAAGCTCAGTTTTCAGTCTGTTTTCTGTCTCTTTGCTCATTTCCCCTCCATACACTAGAATTATTTAAAATGGTTCTTGCTTTTTTATCGTTTACAATCTCTCGTTTTAGAGTCTCAATATCTGTTGACTCAACAAATACCGCGTCATCTGAAACAACAACTTTATTTTTGCAATAAGGGCACGTTACACATTTGTTGTAGTAATTTCTGTGTCCACAGGAGATTATTTTGTTAAAAAACACATCATCTTCCTCATAGCTCAAATTTTTATCGCACTCAGGGCAAGTTATTACGTTTTCTGCTTCAACAATCCTGACCATCTGTTCCCTTTCTTAAGCGCTTTTTCTGGCGGTCAACCTTTGATTCTATTATTCTTTCAACAAAATCTCTGCCACCAAAAATCATGATGATTTGAGTCAACATGATAATAACGTCAGCAGTTTCTTCAAAAATATCTGCTCTGGCTTTTGCCAGGTCTGTGTCAGGCGTTGGATTTACATTTCCACCCTCCAGCTGAATTGTCTTGCGGCGATGTTTAAGCAGCGCTTTTATCAGCTCACTCATTTCTTCGATCGCCTGGTCGATTTGTTTATCTGCTCCGTAAGTATCAATACATTCCTGTAGTACTTCTGGATGCCCCGTTGTTGGCAATCCTGTTGTTTCGTATATCTTTAAGCGTTCTCGGTTTTCTGCCATTCCAATAAGTGCCATATAAAAAGTGGCGATAAAACTATCAATATCTTCCTCTAGCTTAAATTGCAGATCGTCATACATTTCGTCACTAAATGCTTCATCGTTTACCGCTGACGCATCGGAATCGCTGTATGCTTTATTAAGATTCCGTGCAAGCTCCATAAGTGGAATTTCGCGTTCAAAATCTCTGTACCATACATCACCATCTTTTATAAATACGCAATTGTGCATCAACGCTAAGAAGTTTGACGGATTATCAACAATTGTTTTAATCATATTTTTATACCTCTCTAGCCTTAATTAGCTTTCCTGCCAAGTCGTAATCGTATCCAGAATTTTCTTCTTTTTTATTCATGTAGTCGCAGAACTCCTGGCATTCTTCTTTTGTTGTGAAGAATGTATGCCACAAGTTTTCTTCTAATTCTTTGAAATCTTTGTTGTGATCCACTATTGTATCTGCACTATGACCATATGTGTCGAAATACCCATCTGTGATTGCTTTGTACCAGCCTATAATCTTTCCGCTAGTATCGCTAAGCATATATAGCAGATTTTCTTTCGGCTGATATATTTTCTTACGTTCTCTGCATTTGCAATCATCGTCTACCACGTTTCCAGATGGTAATGTCACTTTGACTTTTCTATACTTATCGCACTTGTCACATTTCTTTTTGTACTGGTAGCTCCAATTTGCTGACCACATAACAGTCTTAAATTGTTCCATTAACTCTTTCAGCCTAGCTCGTCCAGCTTTGGCTCCAGCCTTTTTCATTGCGCTTTTGTACTCTGCTTTCTTTCTCTCGTAATCTTCCTTTATGGATTCAAAATTCTCCTTGATGCCCTGCAATTTTTTGTTTTCCTCACGCAGCTTTTCAAGTTCGTCCTTAACTTCCTTTTTTACAGATTCTCGAAGCTCGTTTTTAAGTTCTTCGATTTTCTCGTCAAACTCGCTCGGCCCGAAATAATCTTCATCATCCATGTAATACATATTATTTGACCTCCTTTACAAGCTCTAATACTGCACAAATTACTGCTTCTTTTATGATGCTGTGAATGGACTTTCTATTTTCGCCTACCAGAACCAACTCATGCTTGATTGTATCATCATAATAACAACCGTCTCTGCATGTCCATTCCCCATTATGCAGTTCCACGTCATATCCTTTGCTCTTCGATGCCTCCCCTCTTGCAGACCATCCAGCTCCCGTTTTTACAAAATAGCACGGATAGCTCACGAAAGGGTTTTTATACACTTTCATTCTCTGCCTCCGCTCTCAGAAAAACATATGCTTTGCTATCCGCAAAAATAATATTTTCTGGCTGCTCCTTGTGTACCTCTCCGTTCTCGTACTCTACAATTAATTCCGTGTTCACGTCTATTTCTCCTTCCAGTAGAGTCTCTGTCCACACTGATCACAATATTTTGTTGCGTTTGGGATGCACGCAATGAGATAACTGCAAGATTTGCATTTGTAAACTCCATTTGCTGTGATCTTGATTGGCTTCATTGGAATTTGTTTTTTGATTGCTTTAATCGCAATTTCACATGTAGCCTCATGCTTAAAATACTCAATCGCTTGCGCTTTTAATCCATCTTTCCAACACTGCTTTCCCAACTCGTTTTCTGCCTCTCCGATATCCTTCAAAATGTCAAATGCCTCATCGGAATCCAACTCAAATTTAAATTTAATTTGTTCAGCCATTTTCTCATTCCTCCTTATACACTAAAACAGATCACCGGCGTATGTTTTTTAATTACCTTGATAGCCGTTTTAAGTGCACATTCATTTCTAAAATGTTCCATTGCCTCGTCCTGTAGCCCACAATTTTGAAATTTGATTGCAATTTCCCCTTCTACTTTGCTGAGCCCCTTCAATGCGCAAATCGCCTCATCTAAATCCACGGTAATTCTTATTTGCTCACTCATTTTCTTTCTATTATTTGACCTCCTCCCAGTCAATCTTCTGTCCACAATCTGAACAATATGATGATTTCTTTGCAATACTTATGCCGCTCCATACTGTGTTTCCACAGCGTGGACATTCCCACACCTCGCACTCGCTTTCTCTCCATGCGTGCGGTTGATCACCTCTATTTTCATGGATGATAGACTTGTGAGTTGCTTTAACTGGTGGCTGCAGAAGCTGCTTCTTTAAGCATTCTACTGCTGCTTCGTAAGCAGTTTTTTCCCTTCCAACTCTCAAACTTGTCTGCATATCACAGTTACAAACTCGGTGCTTCATGCATTCCAATTCATGATTAAAATAATCAATAGACTCCTTGACGCGTTCATTGTACTTATTCATCTTTTAAATATTTTCCCCTTTCTTCTTGATCCGGAATGTCAGCAAAACGATATGTAGAAAAAGTATTTGTATCCATTGCTGTCCAACTGCTTCTACCCAAACTAAAAACAGTTACAAGATTGCCTTGTGCTGCGGCAAAGTGAGCTTTGCTCCAGTGACCATTCATAGAATCTCTCACTAAAATTTTAGTATCTACAGGAACCTTGTTCCAATCAATCTTTCCTGGTTCGCAAGGACTTTCAACCCAATGTATAAAGGCTTCATCACAAGAATATTTTGTATGAGCGAATTTACAATGCCTGCATTCCTTATGGCATTCAGCTATTTGCTCATTTATCAGAGCCGGATGTATTCCTGTTTTGAATAGAATTTCCATTATTTCTTCTGAATACTTTTCTTTATTTGTCATACTATCTCCTTATGCGAATTTGAGCTGTCCAGTTTCTTCTTCCCTAACCTTCATGTTTGGCATCCTCTGCCGTAAACACATCTCTGGGAGATTTGCTCTTACCAGTGCTGCAGGAATTGGCGGACACACCGCATTTCCACACCTTTTAACTTGCTCTGACCGAGGATATGACTTACCAGAGTAATCATGGTCGATGATATAATCATCGGGAAATCCCTGACATCCATATAACTCGCGTGGCTCCAACATGCGAAGTCCTATGTCTACGATTTGGTAATCTACGCCTTTGATTGTAACAAGTCCAAATCTATCGTGTGTTGTTACGGTGTCTAGGGGCTGTTTAATATTCTGACCATCATTATTGCCATAATATTTAATCAGAAAAGCTCTGACTTCTCCAAAATGACCAGCTGACGTTGTTACAGTATGTAGTGGCTCTCGCTCATCCTGCCCGATACCAGTCTTGTAGAATTTGCTCAAGAAAGATGTTACAAGTCCATATCTGTTTGAACCATCTACAGTCATTATTGGCTCACTGATGCTCTGACCACGAATACTGTCATTTTCGTATGAATGATACTGGGTTAAGATCGGAGCTACTAGGAAATTCTTGTCCTTTGCAACGATAGTATGCAAAGGCTTTTCTACACTGTATGCTCTTGGGCTTTTTTGATTTTTAGATTCGCCATATCCGATTTCAACAATGAATGGATCGGCATTATCAACAACAAATTTTTGAATGCCTCGCGCAATCCGCTGCATTGTTTTTGGAGCTAATGGTCTGACTGCACGAACTCCATACTTCTTTTTGATCTCTTCTGATGTGTCAAAAATACTTGGACACGGAATTGAAAAGTCTAATTGTGTGTATGCCCCTACATATGGCTTTAAAATACCCTTTTTAACCGCTTCGCTATCTAATGGAGCATGTGTAGGCTCAGGCCATAATATTGGCTTATTGTCGCATCTAGCAATTAAGAAAAATCTTTTACGCATTGTAGGCGCACCGTAATCAGCTGCGACTAGTTCACGAAACTCTACAGTATATCCTAAATCTGTAAGTTGCTTAATAAAACGTTTGAACGTTTCTCCTGATCTTGATTTTATAGGGTGATGCCGTCTATTAAGTGGTCCCCACGTTTTAAATTCCTCGACATTCTCAAGCATTATCACTCTAGGTCTAACTAGTCCAGCCCACCTGCAAGCCACCCAAGCAAGGCCGCGGATGAATTTATCCTTCGGCTTTCCGCCTTTAGCCTTGCTAAAATGCTTGCAATCTGGCGAAAACCATGCAAGCCCGACTGGGTGTCCGCCACAAGCCTTTACTGGATCTACCTGCCAAACGTCCTCACAATAATGTTTTGTAGTTGGATGGTTAGTTCGATGCATTCTGATAGCTTCTGGATCATGGTTGATTGCAATATCAACACTTACCCCTGTTGCCATCTCTATTCCTGTTGAAGCTCCGCCACCACCTGCAAAGTTGTCTACCACTAATTCACCGTTTATCATAGTCTCTCCTGTCAACATGTGAGTATCTGTATTTTTCTTTTGGTTTTTTTACAACTCGTTCCTATAAAAATCAATAATGTTATAAAAGAATCAAAGCCCACAAAAGTATCAGTGAGATAATCCACAATGCTCCAAATGATGCTCTAGTCCTTTTGGGTCCTATGTAGTGCAGAAGCATAGCTAAAAGCATAACCACACATAAAACACTCTTAATTATTTGCATAATATTCAACTCCTCTCATTCTTTACGTTTTACAAAGGATTCGCATTCTGTATTCAGCAAGCATCCGTAATCACGACCTATGGTATAGCTCGGTATCTCGTATCCATTCTCACAAACGCGACAATATTTGCCACATTTATACTTGCTATTTACAGCTTTTTCTGTTTTAAGCTGATCCAGTTTATCTTCAAGATTTGCATTTGCATTTTTAAGCTCTGCATTCTCCCTGATTAGGCCATCGTATTTGTTTCGACTCATTATTTTGAGCATCCAGTTCACCCCCCCCATGATATTTAAAACTATGATTGCTATGTTGCACAGCAGTATAACGATAAGTGCTAAAATATTCACGATTTCAGCGGTTTTTCCCTACTTTAATGGAGATTTGTATGCAGCTCTAGCCATTATGAGTTGAACCGCAAGAAATACAAATTCAATGCATAAGATAATATGCTTAATATTCATTTATTACTCTCTTCTGATACTTTCTCATCGTTCGCCTGTGCATCCTTAAAGAACGATTCAATATCAAACCACTTATTATTGATTATATTTCCAATGATTTTTAATCTTCTATCTCCAGTTACTGCGGCTCGTATATATCTTCCCTCTAAATCACTCAGTTTTGTAACTCCGACTGTATCCATTATTCTGGCAATGGATTCCATTCCCGGACCATAGCCACTAAATTCTTTCGCCCCCAGATAACCGTGTCCGAGACTGTAGCCGCCAAAAACGCATCCCCAACCTTCAACTTCAACAACGACATCAAGCGATATGCAGCCGTAATGTTCCATTGTCAGCTCCGCACCTTTGATTTGTGCATTTCTGATTTCATAGCCTTCTTCAATAAGTTTTTCCTCTGTCCAGATTTTCATATGTCCTCTCCTTCCTCACTTAGATACTTATTTCAGGGAAGTTAGCTGCTGTAGCAGCCAACCCCCACAGTGTTTTTATAATTCTTTGATCATCTTATCCAATTCCTCATCAGAAATATTTTCCAGTGCAGCTTCCTCTCGCTTGGCTTTGATAGCCAACAGTTTCTGCTTCGTCTCTTTATTAGCCTTCTCTTTTTCTCTGATCTTCTGTTCTTCTAGCTTCACAGAAACAATGTATCGAACAATTGCAATCTTATCGGAAAGCTCTTCATCTTCTTTTGCCTTTAGCTTCAACAGACTTTCTTCTGACACCTTCTTTGCCTCTGCATTCAAGGTCTTAAAGACTGAATCCAAATCAGTTGGGTGAAGATCCCATAAATCCTCAATAGTTATCTGTCCGCGATACGGGAAACGGTACTTACATCTTGTTGCTAACTCAAATAAATTCTTTTCCATAATATTTTCTCCTTAAAATTTAATTTTCATAATACGTTCTGTCGCACCCTTGACTTTAACAACCAATTCTGCCCTCTTAGTCATGCTAAAACCAATTCCAGACAGCTGGTCATCCGCGTCCTCTACATGGCACTTCGCACCTAAAGCTTCAAATACTCTCTTGTGCTTTTCAAGGTCACTCTTTAAGAACTCGTTGTAATAACCATTAGGACTTTCGTTGTTTACACAATCCTTCAAGAAGAAAAATAAATGTCTGTGACCAATTCCATCCTGCTCGTCAAAATAGTTTGGACTATAACTGATTACTGATACAGGAACGAACTGATTTGTATTTACACCCCAAATCTCACGACTTGAAATAGATGAACTTCCAGACAGCTTTTCCTTAATTGAGAAGTTGCCATTCTTGTCAAGTGTTACTTCTGCCACCTGAACATTACCAGAAACAGGACTATTGTATTCAAATGCAAAAATCTCACCATTGAATTCAATTTCTGCCTTAAATCCTTTACTTCCTCTTGCTGCATACTGATTTACAAAGAACTTATAAATACCTGGCTTCATACGTGACATATCTGCCCATGTAATATTTTCCACAGAAGGCTTTCCCACCATCTGCTCCATAGGATGTGTAATATCAATATCTAACTGACCGCCACATCTTGACATACTAGGTTTTCTACAATTTCCGAAAAAAATCTCGTTTCCATCAGGTTCTTTGCAATGCGCATCAAGGTCACTGTTGTCATTTTGTCCCTCATTCCACATGATTGAAAATCTGAGTACACCGTCAACATTACCGCCAGCAGCTTTTACATTCTGCTTCATATCAGAGTCAGTAATATTTCCTGAATAAGCCCAAGATAATCCATTATTCCATTTG